TCACCCATCGAGCAAATGCACCGGCAGGAAGTCCGGCGACCATTGCGCGTAGTGCTTCCTCACCACCTCCTCGCTGTCACCCAGGACGGCGGCGACCTGTGCGAATGTCGCGCCCTTCATCAGAAGCCAGCTTGCACATGTCCGGCGTAGATCGTGGATAGTGGCGTCTCTCACGCCTGCCCGCTCGCAAGCGCGCTGCCATGCCCGCTTTATGTCCGTGACCTTCTCTCCCCTCCATTCGATCACATAGACCGTTTGCGCGATGCTCTTGGCCTCGTCCAGATCGGCCCGCAACTCGGCATTGATCGGCACCACCGCCCGGCGCTTGTTGTGCGTCGTCTGTGTGTACCAGACCTGCCCGCGATCAAGGTCAATCTGCGTCCATTTCAGTTCGAGGATTGCCGCCTTACGCTGGCCTGTGTTGATCGCCAGCGAGAGGAATAGCCGCAGGTGAGCGCTCGCGTGTTCGCGTAGAGCCTGGTACTCGTCACGGGTCAGGAAGCGATTGCGGGGCGGGTTGTGTCCGGGCGCGCGTATCTTCGGCGCGGTGGTCATCCATCCTTCGGAAACCCCGAATGCCAGCACCTGACGCAGGAAGCGCAGCTCTTTGTCTATTGTGGAGGGTTGAACCGGGCCGGGGCGGGACGTGCCGGAATATCTGTGCCGATTCTGGCTGTATTGCCGGACAATCTCAGGCGATATCTGGCCGGGCGAATATCTGCCGAAGTGGATCCGGATCGGGCGGAGCGCGGCGCGGATGGACTTCATGCGCTTGCCAGCGGCTTCGCGGTCGCGTTCGTACTCGTCAGCCAGCTCGTTTATGTCGAACTCTTCTGGTGGACGGGCTAGTGTGGCGGTGAAGCTGGCGAGGAACTTCTCAGCGTCTAGCCTGTCCGTTGTGCGTGTCGAAGCGCGATGACTTCTCCCGCCTGCTTGCCAGACAACGTACCACGTCGCGGTTTCCTGTCCGTTGATTTTTGGTCTGGCGAGACGGTACATTTGCGCTCGTATTCCTCCACGTCAGCCAGTCTAACGCGGACGGTTGCGCTCGCAAGGCGGATCGTCGGCAGCTCGTGCATGATGGCGTAGGCGTGGGAAAGCGAGCACTGCCAGCGGGAGGCCAAATCGGATGCTGTGAGAATGGCGCTCATGTCCTAGCCTTTCTGGCGCTGTAGGATGACCTGCACGTCGTCTTTCGATAGCGGAGATGACATTGGAAGCATTCCGAAGCACCAAGACACGCGCTGTTCCTCGCGCTCGGTTGGGGTCATTTTGTGTTGGGTGGCCAAGCGCAGTTGACGCAGGAGGGCCGGATCGGTGCGCAGGGGTGTGGTGCTCATGTCCTAGCCTTTCTGGAAGAGTTGGAGGGTGGCTTCGCTGTCGCTACGCTGCGTGTCCTCACTGGCGTTGCGGGACGCTTGAGTGAGCGAGTCGAGTTCCTGGCGATATTTTTCGCGGCGGGTCAGGTCTTTCTGTGTCGGAGCGGGTATCCGGCGCAGGTCCATGTTGTGGGCAAGGTCGCAGCGCTTGACGGTGCAGGCGATGGGGTCGTGAGCAATAGACCGGATGTAGGCCGACCTGCTCTCGTCGCCATCTTTCGTCAGCCTGATAACGCTTACCAGATCGACCGCGCCGATAGCCTCTTCCACCATTTCCAGCGTTGCCCATTCACAATCTTCCAGCACGTCATGCAGAAGGCCGACGCGATAGCAGCGCAAGGCAAAATCGACCGTTCGACATTCAATCAACGCGGTTTCATACGCTCGACCGGCGACGTGCAGACAGTGGCCGATATAGGCGGCACCGCCTTTGTCGGTCTGGCCTTCATGCGCAGCAATAGCCAGTGAGAGCGCGTCCCACCGGCCCGCAGCTTGCGAGGACACGGAGCGACCTTCGGGAGCCACATCATCATCAGTCATGGGGTTGTTCCTTCTGTGAGAGTCCGAAGCCAGCACGCCGCTGCCAAAGCATCGCGCCGGGACTGGGGCGTGCTTCCCGTGATCTTCGCGCACTGGTCGTCAGCCAGCTTCGCCAGCCTCTCCCGCTCTTCCGCTGCCCCTTGTGCGCGGGCTTCGGTGAGGGCGGCTTCGAGAAGGTCGGTGACTTTGGCTGGGTCGATCTTTCCTGAGTGGACATAAGCCCACAGCATGGATGCCTGAGAAGGCTTTGCTGTGCCGCGCATCACCCTTCCCCCTCTGTGAGAGTCCGAAGCCATTCAGCCACATGTCCGTCATAGCGGGCGTAGTTGTCCGCCTCAGACCCAAGGGCGAGCGACATCAGCTCTGCCCTCACGCTCTCCACAGACCGGGCATTGACGAGTTCCAGGGTGCGGCGGGTGAAGTCGGCTTGGCAGGCGGCCTCGGCTGCCTCCATGCTTCCGTATGGCCCAAGAGGCTCAAGCGGATACTCCCCCCATTTCGCGCTATAGCCTCCATCGAAAATCTGATACCGCCCGAACGGGGTATCTCCGAGCCACCACTTTTCGCGGGACCGATCCCATTCAATCGGCTTCGCCTCCACACATACAGGGGAGGGGCCAGGCCAATCTGTGTCGGCATTAAACCGAAGCGTCACGCCTAGCGCTTTGGCCCTTGATGACGCGCAGTCGGGGCAAAGCAGGCCGCCCAATGCGTGTTCCGGATGATCGCCAATAGCTTGCGGGTTCGGCGCGATCTTCAACCAGATGTCATCCGGGACGCGGTAGGTGATTCCGTAGGATCGACCGCAAGAATCGCACGCCTCACCATAGCCAGCAGGGGAGGGGTCAGGATTGGGGGTGGCTGCTTTGATGATGGCCGCAAAGTCGTCAATGATCGTCCGGCGAACACTGTCATCAACCTTGCACCACTCCCATTTCAGAACCGCCCGGTCGCCGATGTCATAAGCAATGCCCCGCGCTGCTTGATAGGCCGGATCGTCGGCGTGACGCAGCGGTTGCAAATCGTCATCCTTCCAAACACCGTCATACGGGTACTCTTGCCCGCTCCGGATTCGGCGCACCGCAATCGTCTCTTCATCACTCATGATGGTCTCCATTGGTGGCTTGCTCTGCTCGCTGCGCTCCGGGCCGCTTCCAGCAAGAATTGCGCGGCTGGGTGGCTGTAGTCTTGCTGATAGCCGCAGGCGACACAGACCAGATACGCGCTGATTGGCATCAATGTGCCGACATCAACGGCGGCGCCGTTGCCGAACACCTCCGCATGATGCGCATCGCCTCGATTGGGACAGGTCAGCGGGTGCATATCGCGACCCTCGGCTTGGATTTCGATTGCCTTCTGAAGAACCCCGACAGGGATCAGCTCCCGCCCATCATCCCCTCCATTGGTCTGCCCCACCCCTTCACTGTCTGAGAGGGCTTTGCACGCTTTCGCGTTCGCGATTTCAGCTTTGTTCCAAGCATCGATGGCGTTCGCATCAAGACAGGAATTGGCCACGTTCATCAGTGGCATTGATTCACGGAAAAAGCGGTCGCACGCCCGCACAGCCTCCACCAGCTCACCATTACCCCTGGTCGGGAACGAGCCTTTGCGGATGTGGACGACCCAATCACCCACCTCTTCCCCGTCAATATCAGCCTCGCCAAGGTCAATTTTCAGGGACGCAGCGTTGACGGAAAGGGCGTGACGAACCAGAAACAGGGCGGCGGCAGTTGTGGATGAAACCGTTGTCTCGTGCCCGTCGATCTTGTCCAGCGGGTCGCCCTTGTCTGCCATTGCCTTAACGAAGGCGCGCTCGACAAATTTCAGAACCCGACCAGCGCTTTCGTCTGACAAGTCGCCCATGAAGGGCATCGCCTTCTCTTCATCCGTCAGCCCTGTGCCACCATTACCCTTGGTATAGCCAGAGGAGAGGAGGGCGGTGGCTACGGCTCGGGTAGCCTCGCGCATTCTCAAGCGGTCCAGCTCGCCGCCCTGATCGGCACAATCGCGCATCGGCAAGCCTTCGATAGCGCCCGCAATCACGGCTTCCAGTTCTTCACGGTTGGTCATTGTCCGATGCTCCCGACTTCCAGCCACACGCGCTCACCATCCCGACGGAATGTGAGGTGCGCCTTTGCGCCATAGGAAAGGGCCGCGACCGGCCCACTGTCCGGGTCCGCTTCGGCTTCCTCTTCCATGATTTCTTGAAAATCTTGCAGGTCTCCGGCAAGGCTATCGCCAGACCACCCGCCACCTGGGTAATAGCAGAGCGCCAGACAATCCCACTTGGCGGGCAGAGGTGGATCGAATGACAGTTCCCCGCTTGCCAGCGTGACCGTGTGATCGGTGCGCGTGGCCGTTGTCGCGGTGAATGTGTCGCCATCCTTGGCGGGCTCGGTGCGCCCCCAACTGTTCTCAGGATCAACCGTGCCAAGCCACTCGGCCCAGCCTTCCAAGGTGCTGTCACAAGGGACGCACTCGTCAGCAAATTCATTGATCCAGTAAAGCGTTTTCCGTTCACTCATTGTCCTGTTTCCTCGGTTTGCGCTTCGCTCTGGGAGCGTTTGGTGTCTTCGCCGGCCAGCCAGAGACACCCGGACAGGATCAGGGCGATCCAGAGGGCAAGGCTTAGGCGGCGCCGGGTCATGCTGCACGCTCCATCTCGGCGGCCTTCACCGCGTCATGGAATGCGGTCGCCGTAGCCTCGGCGCTATCGCGCTTCGCTTCGTATTCCGCGACCAGGTCAGCGACGGTCCGTTGAAGGGCGAGCGCATTCATGCGGCCTTCCCCCAGAGTGATTTGACCTCGGCATGCGTCAGCTCCGGCCCGGCTAACGCGCGCAGCAGGTCGATCACCCGGCGCCGCGTGGTCTGGTCGCTGATGCCGGAGAAGGCGGACGCCAGAGCCAAGCCGTCCGGGCTGGCGATGAAGTCGTAGATTGTCTCGCTGTCCGGTGAGGTCGGGTCGCCGGTCTCTTCCAGGCCCTCGAAGAAGTATCCGACCTGGACGCCAAGGACTCGAGCCAGATGGAAGAGGCGGGACGCCCCGACCCGGTTGGTGCCGCGTTCGTACTTCTGGATCTGCTGGAAAGTGACGCCGAGCTTTTCGCCAAGCTCTGACTGACTCATTTCCAATGTGGACCGACGAACCCGGACCCGGGCGCCGACGTGCTGGTCAATCTCGGTCGGTGAGCGACCGGTTGTGGTGGTGCCCATGTCAGGCCTCCTTTGCGGAATCGTTGACGGCCTTGGCGATGGCGTTCTCAACGGCTGCGGAAATCGGATCGGTGACGTCCATCAGGCGAAACCCGGCGAAGGCCAGGCCGGCGGAAATGCCACCCAGAAGAATGAGCGGGACGACAGACGCGATGAGCGCTATCAGGTAGCCGACGCTCATGAGGGCGACGGCGGCGGCCGCAGCAAAGAGCAGGACTGCCCCGATCACTGCGAGAACGCGGGAGAAGTGTTTCATGCTGCTTTGTCCTTTTTCGGTTCGGCGTGGTGGCTGATGTCGATGCCCTTTTCGGCGCAGAAGCGCTCGATGATTTCAAAGAGCATGTTGAACTCTGAGACAGACAGGTCGCTCGATGAGTAGGGAATCGGGATTACGCCTTCGCCAGTCATGTCCGGGATGAAGCGCGCTTCTTTGCGTAGACCGTGGACGAACAGAACCTTGTAGTCATCGTCATCCATGATCCGCCCGAAATGGCGTGGCCGGGCCTTGGCGATGGTCCGCAAAATGGCCCACATCCGAGCGTTTTGCAGATCCGTGCGCTTGCGCGTGAACGAGAGAATCCACCCTTCGGCGAGACGCTTCGTCTCCACCATTTGGCGCAGCCACGAGGTCGCCTTGGCGACGTTTTTCTCGCTGTTCAGCCGGATTGTCTCGCGATCCTTGCTCATGCCGCCTGTGCGCCCTCATACCGGAAGCGAAGTTTGTCGACCTCGATCGACAATTCCTCGAGGAATGAGCGGGTAGCCGCTTCGAGCTTGCGGATATGGGCATCATCGCGCTGGACGCGGACGACCTTCAGTCGCATGACCTCCGGGAAGTCCGGATTGAATGAAACGAAGTCGCACCAGGCCCGACCCGTGCAGGCCATCTCCCATTGCATTTGCGAGACATATTCCGGCTTGATCGACTTGCCTTCGAGGAAGTCGAGGTGCGCCGGGGCGAGCGGGCATTTGACCTCAACCACGCCGTCAATCCCGACAAGACGGTCAGGGCTGGCGCCCGCAAGGTCGAACGTCGGATGCGTGACGAATCCGACTTCAACCGCCGCCTTGTCATGAAAGAACTCATAGGCCCGCACGGCGTCGGGTTCGAGCTCGTTGCCCCGATCCATAGCGGCCGACCGAAAACCCTCGGCGACCTTGCCAGTCAGCCGTTCGAGCAGAAGTTCGCGCATGTAGGATTTGCGGCCGGCGCCGTTGCCGGAGGCAATGAGGCAATGAATGCGCGAGCCGGTGACGCGACCGCGCCTTTGCTCGTGCCACTCCGGGCTGCCCTGGGCAATCATTGCTGATCCCCTTCCGCAGAGCCCTTGGCGGCGGTGGCCTCAGCTTCCGCCTTCGCCTTGGCTTTCTCGGCGTGCCGGCGCTTCGCGGCCAGAGCCTCGCAAGCGTCGGAGAAGCGCCCGGCCGGCATTTCCATGAGGTTCGGAACCCTGAGATATTCGCAGAATGCGGCCTCTTCCGCGCCAAGAGCTTCCAGCTCGTCCCGGATATGCTTCACCCGGTCTTCGCTGAGCGGCGCGCGATCCTCCTCACGCTCATCCGCCTTCGCCGCGTCATCATCATGCGCGGACGACAGGCCGAGGGCGGCCTTGAGCGTGTAGCGTTGCAGGTAAGTGACGGCCGATCCGAGGGCCTGGATCGTGTTCTTACCCCCAGACTCGTCGCGGCTTGCGGGCAGACGCGTTTCCTCGCTGTGCCCGTCGCGATGCGACATCACGCATGTCACCCATATCAGGCCGTCCTCGACCTCAGTGCGGTAGCGATAGGACAGCCCGTGCGCCGCGAGGATAGGATCGACGACGCGGGCGATCCCGGCGAGGTCTTCGTGTTTGTAGTTCGTCCGACCCTTGGACGAGGTATAGTCAACCTCGCGGTTCTTGACGATCGGCGGGATAGAGGCTTTCGCGTCCGCCATAGCGTTGTCGAACGCTTTGCGGCCCAGGTTCTGCTCCCAGCGCTCCTGCAGGTCCATCAACTTGTCGATGATCTCGATGCCTTGGCCCGATGCCAGGGCGCGGTCCAGCATGACCATCGGCGTCAGGCCGCCAGCGGCGACAGGCGCAAGCTCGCCCGTTTCCCTGTAACTGGTGACCGCCGTCGATTGCGCCGGAGTGTCGTCTTGCTCGACGGTTTCTGCTTCGACTGTCTCGACTTCACCGTGTTCGGTTTCTGCAACCATGATGGCCTCCTAAAACTGGATTGAGGTGTGAGGGACGTGGCCGCCCGCGATGGCGTCGGCGATCAACTGGGACTGGCCACCGTCAAGTTTGAATTGGGTTTCCAGCGCTTCCGCGACCTCGGCCAGGATGCGGGCGCGGTGACGCTTGTTCTGGGCCTTGCGCTCCGCGTCGGCGGCGGACTTAACCTTCGCTTCGTGCTCAGCACGCCGCTCAGCCTCGATGCGCTCGCGCTCTTCCTGCCGGGCCTTCTCGGCGGCTTCTGCGGCCAGCCGTTCGGCTTCGGCCTGGCGTTCTTTCGCCTCGGCCTCCCGGCGTTTGGCTTCCTCGGCTTCGCGTTCGGCGCGGGCCTTGGCTTCGGCTTCCTCGCGTGCCTTGGCTTCGCGCGCCTCGGCGTCGGCCCGGTCCTTGGCCTCGCGCTCGGCGGCGGCCCGGCGCAATTCTTCCAGCTCGGCCTTTTCGGCCTCTGCCTTCTCGACGCTGGCCAGGGCGGCGTTCAACGCCTCCACAGCTTGGGCCTTCTGCGACTGCGCGAACTCGGTGTCTTCACCGAAGACGGCAACATCGATCTCGACCGTTTCGGTGGTCGCGATCCGCGCCCGGATATCATCGGCGGTTGCGCCCATCGGCGCCGGGCTGGCGATGATCGCGCGCAGGTCGGTGAGGGTTTGCTTGGCAGCTTCCTCGCGCTGCCGCTCGGCTTCCTCCCAATCGCTGACCGGGCGCCGGATTTCGGCCGCAAGCTGGGTGAACTCGTCGCGGATTTCCTTGCGGGCCTCGTTGACCGCATTGGTCTTCGCGCGCCATTCCTCGGTCATCGCCTTGCCGGCGTTATCGATCGTCGTCTTGCAGCGGGTGACCTTGGCGGCGAGGGACACGATGTCGGACCGGCTCTTGGACGTGGAAACGTCGGTCCCGGCGTTGCCGGCGACGGCGCGAACCTGATCCATGAAATCGCGGCGCGCATTCGTATCGGTCAGGAACGGAGTGGCATCTTTCTCGACGATGGCGACGAGATTGCCAGCCAGGTCGGTTTCGGTGTCGAGGATTACGGCTTCAGCCATGTCGGTGTTCTCCAAAAGGGTCAGGGCATTCGCGCCCGGCAGGGGGTGGGAGGTCAGTGTCCGGCCTGCGTGAGGATGCGGACGAGGGCGAAGAGGAGGCCCGCAGCGATCAGCCCGGCGGTCCCGGCGGGGGACCACTCAGCCCAGAACGCGCGGATACGGAGCTTGGATTTCTGCGAGAGCCGGATCATGCCGCGCTCGGGCCGGGGTCATGGTCGAGAGGGGCGGTGCGGCGCTGGCCAGACGGGAAGCCGATCACGCGGGCGCTCTCGCCTTCTGCTTCACCGAGCGCCTGGTATCCGGCCGGCGTCAGCTCGAACTCAGGGCGCTTGACCGGGTCAGGCATACCCGCCTCGGCAGCGTCCAGTTCTTCAATGGCCGTGTTGAGCCAGTACCGGGCGCGCACCGCATGGCGCTTGGCGCTCTCGATAGCGACCTGTGAGCCGCCGCAGTTTCCGAGGAACAAGCCGCGAAGCGTGCCGATCTGTTCGAGCGCGTTGGCCAAAGGTTCGGACACGTTGCGCGCCGCGCTGGATGCTTTCTCGATGTGAGGAAGATAGGTCATGACTGGCCCTCCGCTTTGGCGAGAGCGGCGTCAGCGGCAACCACGGCGTCTGATGCGTCAGTCCCCCGCGTTTCCATGATGCAGGCTCGCAGGCCTTTCAGCGCCTCATACAGATCAGGAGAGGCGGCGAACAGGTGGGCGTATTTTTCAGGGACATAACCGGAAACCAGCAGATATTTGCCGCCTTCGCCGACGCCGTGATCGATGGGGCTTGGCGAACCAATACCAATGCCGAATTGCTCGTCATAAGGAGGCTCGTGTTGCCGGACGGTCAGCGTTCCATAATCGAATTTCACATCGGCCACATCAGCCTCCAATAAGCAGAAGAGAGAAAAGCAGGAGCCAGCTTGCGGCCCCGATCCAGTCGCGGCGGGTCATGAGGTGGCCCTTCCGATCACGAAGGCGGCAAAAGCCACCCAGATCGCGACGGTGGTACCTAGAGCCGCGAGCGTAAGAAGCGCCCCGCCAAAATCGTAGCTGCGCGGACGGTGCCGAGCGGCAGGAACCCATGCAGCAATAGTCAGCAGCACGCAGATGAGCCAAATAGGGATGGTCATGAGACCTCACCTTTCAGTGCGCGAATTTCCGCATCGACATCGAGCGCAACGCGCTGGGCGATTGGATGAAGGCGCGGCGCGCATACATCTTCTCCAAGCAGTTCGGAAACACTGCGACCGGTGGCCCGCCCGATAGCGAGCAATGAGGAAACGGTGGGGTTCTTGGACCGACCCTGTTCCATCTCCCAAACATGCGCTTTGGAAAGCCCGCTCCGATCAGCGAGTTTTTGCAATGACCACCCAAGCGCCGAACGGGTGTCGGATATTGCGCTCGCCAATAGGATGGTGTCGCTGCTGCTCTCGGCCTGTCGCCAGCCCATCACGCACCGCCTTTCTGGCGAGCGGAGAGCATGGCGTAATCGACCTTGAAAAATCCGAGCTGCCCCCGGCACGGAACGAAGGGAAGTGTGCGCGGGTTGCGGAGCACAAATCCGTAGCGCCCGAAAAACCACTCGCTTTCCATGCTCGTCACACAGTCGACGATATCGACCACACCCACGATACCACCGCGCGGAAGGTCGAACCGATCAGCCTCAAGCGGTTTGCCGTCGTCCCATGCCTTCCCGGCGTGGACCAGAACAGGGCCGCGAAACCTAGTCGGCCAGTCTCGGTTTTCGACGTCTTTGCCGTCGTGCAAAATTCGATGACACCACGGTTGGCGAATGCTCAAAGCGACCTTGGGCAAATCACCATCTTCGATACGATCAGCCATCACGCGGCCTTCTCTGTTTGATTGCGGGCGGACTTGAGAAGCGCGTCGAATGCGCCAAGCTCTCGGAAGATCGGGCCAACACGCTCTGCGAGGTCATTCGCCTCGATAGCGGAAAGGGCCAGGCCGATTGCGGAGGCACCCATCAGGATGACAGCGCCGTCGTCTGTCAGCTCGACAGGCGCATCCGGCGAAAGGCTGGCGGGAAGGGCGCTCATGCTGCCTCTCCCGGAATTTCGGCTGCTTCGCGGACGGCGCGCATGTAGCTCTGCGCTGCGCGCTGCAACATGGTGTCGCCAGACACGGGCGAGTTGCACATCAGCTCGTTCCAGATGGCTTTGGTGTCACCGCGATCCGCAGCGGCGATGGCGGCTTTGATCCGGCTCTCGCTCTCGATCAGTTGCTTGATCAACCATGCGCGTTTGCGTTCGATGGCTTCCGGCGAATGGTCGCTCGCCTCAGCGATGCGCAGCGATCCGATCAGGCGTTCGGTCTGATTGGTGAAGCGGTCATTGCGGGGGGCTGGTTCGGCGTAGGTCATGGCGTCTGTCTCCCGTGTCGTTGAGGAGACGTTACGCAGAGTTACTGTTAGGGTCAATACTAAAAGTTACGCCGAACCGCAAAAAGTTACGCGGGGCAGATATGTCCCTATTGGTCGGGCTTATTTGTTGTTCGATGACTCCGCATCACTCGACGGCTCTTCATCGCTCGGCGACTCCGCCAAGCCGCGAAGCATTAGCAGTGCAGCGGACTTGTCTCTGGCCCGGATGCGCTTCCAGAGCGCTTGCATCTCGACGGTCTCTGAATCTTTGTCGCCCTTACCAGAGACCAGCCATTGAATGTCAACCTTGAAGGTGCGGGCGATGTCGTCGAGGCGAGCGGTGGGCGGCGTGCGATAGCCGCTTTCGTAGTGCCGGTAGGCATGATGTTTCATGCCTAGCCGGTCGGCGGCCTCTGATGCCGTGTCAAACCCGGCTGCTATGCGGGCGCGGCGTATCCGTTCGTGCATTTCACTCATGAGCGAAACTGTAGGTGCGCGAAGGTAACTATGGGTTCCTTTTTGCGGTTGACCCGACTGGTAACTCTGCGTAACGTGACTGCATGAAACGGTATCCATCATTCAAGGCCCTGATTGCGGCCTTTGGGGCAAAGCGGCTGGCGGATGCGGTCGGAGTGCCACCTGGTCACGTTCGCATTTGGTCGTACCGCAGCTCGATCCCCGCTGCTCACTACGGGCCGGTTGTTCGCGCTGGCCTTGAGCTGTCGGTTCCGGGTGTGACGTTCGAGGAGCTTTCCCGACTGGCCGCTCAGCGCCAAGGGAACCCGCCGAAGCCCCCGAAAAGCAAAAAGGCCGCGTAGATGATCGAGCATCAAAGATTCGTGTATTTCATGCGCCCGGTGAATGCTCAGGGTCCGGTGAAAATCGGCACGTCCACACACCCAGTTGCCCGCCTTGAGCACTATGCGAAATGGTCGCCGCTCAAACTGGAAATCGTCGCAACGGTCGATGGTGGCTGGAAGCTTGAATCTCGCCTTCACGGGCTGTTTGCCGATCTCCACAGCCATCACGAATGGTTCGCCGGGTCGGCGCGTATCGACGCGGTCATCAACGCGATCAATGCGGGAAGCTTCGACGCAAGCTCTTTGCCAGAACCTTTGAGCGTTCGGGACCCCGCTGGCGCGTTTACACGCATCCTTCGTGGCCTTAGCCATCGGCTTGTTCACCTGCCGCAGCCGCCAGACGAGGTGGGGCGTGCAGTGGACCGTCTTCGCAATCACCTGACGATGGGTGACTACCATCCGCAAGCAGATGTTCGGTTGGTTTGGGAATACCTTGAAAAGGTTGCCCCGCGCCCCAAGGCCAAGACTCGCCCGTTGGTCGAGCGTTTCTTGACCCAAAAGGACGCGGCCTAATGCTCGCTGTCCGCGATCCGCAAGCACAGCTCACGGGGCGTGATGCCTTCCTCACGGGCCAGCTCTCGCTGCAACTCCATGAACAGGCCGACCGCTGCGTGCCTGGTGAGAATGCGCGTGAAGGCGAGGTCGCCCGTTCTGATGTGAATGTGCATCCGATCATCGACCCATCGCGCGGTCGGCGGCTGTTGAATGTGAAGTTCGGCGGTAAGCGGCATGTGTCCTCCCGTGAAATCCTGCCCAGGTCGTCAGGGTTGCACAGTGGAGTGACAGAATCTGTCGCGATTACGGCAAGCGACTCAAATTTCTCGAAAAATCCTATTCGCCGACGGCCATCCCTCCGAGCGGCGAAGCGCGTCCGGGTCTCTCCCCCCTTGCCCCGGACGCGCACCCCTTCACGCATGACGGCGACCATGAAGCCGCGCCAGTCTGGTCATTGCCAGATCACAATGCGCCGCGTGGAAAGCCCGCTCCGGGTCATTCTCCGGGAGGCTGGCTGCACGCCTGTCAGCAGCGACGGCAATCCGGCTCAATCGTTGAGCCATGTCGCCGCCCCGCGCGGTTTGGTCCGCACCCTTCATTTCAATCGCCCTCATTTCGCCCGCCGTGAACATGGCCGGGCAGGGGCGCAACCGTCCATGACAATCGGAAAGGCAATTCGGCCATGACCAAGATCAGGAAGCCCGGAACGTTTGAAAGCGCGTCTGTGGCGCTGCGAGATCATTTCCGCATCGAAGGGTGCGCGGCAATCATCGGCATGACCGAGGGCCGGGTGCGTCACGCCTGCGACAGCGATCGGTCGAGCTATACGCCCTACACCCTCTCGCAGGCTCTCGACCTGGACGTTGCCTATTTCGAGAGCACGGGTCGGCCCGGCCCGCTTGGGGCGGTCTACGGCCAGCTCTATCGCGACCGCACCGGGCAGGGCGCCTCTGCTTGCGACATGTCAGCCCTTGAGCGCGTCGGCCATATCTCTGGCGAGCTCAATGACGTGGTGCAGACCATCACGGCATCGACCAATCCGGACAGTGATGGCGGGGAAACCGAGACGCCGGCGGAATGCTTGCAGACCGTTCGCGAGATCGATGAAGCCATTGCCGAGTTGAGCCGCCACCGCGCCAGCTATGCCCGCAAGGCCGGTATCTCTCCGAATGTCCGCCCGTCGGCTGTCGTCAAGATGATGGGGGCTGCGTGATGCCCCATCCCAACCCTCACCCCATCGCAATGGAGCCGGCCCGCGCTGCGGCCCGTGAGCGCTGGATACGCGCGCAAAAGGGCCAGCGCAAAGCCCGCTGGAAAGACCTGCGCGACGTCACCACGGAAGCCCTGATCTGGAACCGGGAGGCGCGTAATGGCTAATCGCCGCAAGCTCACAAAGCGCCAGAAGGCTGATCTGTTCCTCCAGCACAACGGGCAGTGTGCTGAATGCGGGTCAAAGCTCTCTCTTGGCGAAGTCGAGTGGGATCACGTCAAAGAACGCCGCATGGCCGTTGATGAAAACGATGCTGCCGAGCGCGAAGAGCTGACCAATTTTCAACCGCTGTGCGAGTGTTGCCACGCGGCCAAAACCGCCGAGTGGTCCGGTATCCACGCGAAAGCTGAACGCCAAGGCGGTCGCGGCGGTAGCCAGTACGCGCGCCGGGCCAAGGGCAAGACCAAATCCATCCCATCGCCGGTCAACCAATGGCCCCCGAAAGGCTCTCGCAAGCTGCAAAGCCGGGGGCTCGCATGAGCTATCAGCGCAAGGAAGTTATCGGAGACTGCACGCTGTATCAGGGTGATTGCCTTGAGGTGATGCCGACGCTTGGCGAGTTTGATGCTGTGGTGACTGATCCGCCTTATGGGATTGGGTTTGTGCATAGCGGAAATGCTGGACCATCGGGGAAGTGGGGCGGGCGTCACACAGAAAAAATTCTTGGTGATGATGAGCAATTCGACCCATCACCGTTTCTGTCGATGCCGTGCTTGATGTTCGGCGGCGATCACTTCGCATCGGCCCTGCCAAGCGGCGGCGTGTTTCATGTTTGGGATAAGGAATGCGGCCGCACCAATCGATACGACAGCTTCTCAGATGCGGAAATTATGTGGTGCAGCCTGCCCGGTAAGCGGCAAGTGTTTCGTTATATGTGGAAGGGGCTGCAGGTCGAAGAGCCGCAGATTGACCAGAGGCGTCAGCACCCGACGCAAAAGCCTGTTGCGGCAATGCGCTGGTGTCTTGGCTTCGTCCCCAACGCCGAAACCATCCTAGACCCCTTCATGGGTAGCGGCACCACTGGCGTTGCTTGCGTCAACCTTGGCCGGAAGTTCACCGGCATCGAGCTGGACCCCGGCTATTTCGACATCGCGTGTCGGCGGATCGAAGAGGCCTACAAGCAGCCGCGTCTGTTCGAGGAACCAGCGCCGAAGCCGGTGCAGGAACGTATCAGCTTTGATGGGGATGCCGCATGAACGCCCCCATTCCACCCTTCAAATGCCAGACCTGCGGTAAGCCCGCTCGATACGGGTTCAACGTGTCGATGCGCTCGCGTGGATCCTGGTTCTGTCCCCAACACAAGCCGGAGGGCCGGTGATGAGAGCTTTGATTGACTGGACACCAGAGCGCGTGGAGCAGCTTTTCGAGATGTGGAAAGCTGGACACTCTGCCGCCCATGTCGCGAAGGCAATGGGCCTGCCTAGCCGCAGCGCGGTAATTGGCAAATGGCACCGCATGGGCTGGACCAGCGCGCACCCGGACGCCCCGGAGCGTACCAAAGACATGATCGCCGCCCGTGGAACCCGGACACGCATCGCCGGTGGCGGCAAGAGGGCAAATCAAAACCCGGTCGGCCCGCGTGGGTCTGGTCGCGCGCCCGTGGTTCACCAGACAGTCAAGAGCCAGCTCAAGTCAGGGTCGGCAATCTTCCCGATCCAGATGAACCCGACGCGGTTTATTGACCTCGAGCGCGACCAGTGCCGGTTCCCGATTGACGACGTGAACGCACCTGGGACCGCTGAGACGCTTTTCTGCGGCGCCAAGCAGAAAGACGTCTCGTCATACTGCGAGCATCACCATGCCCGCTGCATGACCCCCTACAAGCGCCGGAAGAAGCCATTGGACCGCAGCAAGATTGCCGCGCGTGATCGGTTCGTGTTCGGGGTGGCAGCATGACCCGCGTCTTCCTGAAACCGGGCGAGTTTTCCGACTGGCGACGCTTTGCCCATGTGAAGCAAGGGGCCGTCGCGGATGACTGCGGATGGACGCAAGGCATGCAATCCCATGTCGAGCGGGGCGCTCAATCAGTCGAGCTCGAAAAACTGAACATCATGCATTCGACGGTCGCTGCGCAATTGAAAGCGAAAGGCCGGCCGGTCCCGAATATCACCGACCTGATAGCCGAGGGAGAGCGCAATGACCGCTCCTAGCGCAGCCCTGTTGACTCGCCAGAGTGCAGAGATCGCCGACCGCCACGCCGAGCAGATCCGCGCCTATTGGGCAGAGCGAGGCTATGAGATCGAAACCCGCATTTTCCAGATCGGTTTCCAGGAAAAAACCCGCTGCGTTCCTTCCTGCGTGCGGAGCAACATGCAGAACGGCCTTCCCCGTGGATACCGGGCGCCGTCACGCCTCGACCGTCTCCGCAAACAGCGGGGGCATGTGTCATGAGCCAGCAGCGAAAAAAGGCGATTGACGATTGCGGCAACGGGGACCGTTTGCCGCCGCTTCTGAGTTGCGCGAAGCGCTTCATGGAGAAGGTTGAGGTTGACCCCCATACTGGGTGTTGGGTTTGGACCGCAAGTCGGACGCCAGGTGGGTACGGGCAGATTGGTGTGGGTAGCAAGTACGATGGCACCCGTCGCTTGGCCGTTGCGCATCGTGTCGCTTATGAGCTTTTCCGAGCGGAGATCGAAGATGGGTTGCAGATTGATCATCTGTGCCGAAATAGGGCCTGTGTGAACCCCGCACATTTAGAGCCTGTGACTCAGGCGGAAAACATACGCCGTGGGGATGGTGGGCGACACTGGGCGCAAAAAACGCATTGCCCGAAAGGTCACCCGTATTCGGAAGAGAACACCTACATCTATCGGGGGAGTAGGTTCTGTAGGGAGTGTTCGCGGATTGCTAGTCGCGAGGCTTACCGCAAGCAAAAAATGGGGGTGCGCCCCAATGCTTCCTAACGTGTCAGAGCATGTCTATGAAGCCGAGAGCGGTTTGCCGCAGAACGTGTCTGCCGAACAAGCCATCCTTGGTGCCCTCCTGTACGACAACGCGACCTATCACCGGATCGCAGACTGGCTCAAGCCAGAGCATTTCCATGACCCGGTTCACGCCCGCATCTTCGAGGCCATCGGCGACCAGATCGGAATCGGCAATCTGTGCGACCCGATCACCCTGAAAGCCAAGCTCGAACAGGATGACGGCCTCGCACAAATCGGCGGGACCGCGTATCTGGTCGAATTGGTTCAATCCGCTCCCCTGACCAGCAATGCCGCGGTCGAATACGGCCGCATCGTCGCCGAGCTCGCTTTGCGCCGGGCCCTTATCCGCGTTTCGAATCAAATGGGGTATGCGGCCAGACAGGATTCCGAAGATACCGCGTCCGCGCTGATCGAAGAGGCGGAAGCCAGCCTTGCCGCTCTCACGGATACCGAGGAAGGCGAGACGGAGTGCACCGCCGGCCAAGCACTTCGCGCCGCCCTGGACCAGCCCCTGACCTTCATCGAGACGGGATTGCGCGGCTTTGACGACATGCGGACCATATCGCCCGCCCTGATCATCGTCGGAGCTCGCAGTTCTATGGGCAAGAGCGCCATCGTGGCTGACCAGGTGCTGCGCTCTGCCCGCAACGGCAAGCCGTCCCTGATGCTCTCCAATGAGATGACCGCTCGCCAGATCGCGGCCAGATGGGCGGCAAGCATGACCGGCGTCCCGTATTTCGCGATCACCAACGGCACCATGCACCGGGACCAGCGTGATCGAGTCGCGCAATGCATCGCTGAGATCGAAGCGTTGCCAATCACGATCATCGATTGCCCGGGCATTGGCATTTCCGGTCTGCGTTCACGGATTCGCCGCTGGCTTCGCAAAGTCGAGAAGTCAGGGCAAGAGCCGGGCGTTGTCGGCCTTGACTATCTCCAGAACATATCAGGACCGGGTAGCGGCCTCTACGAGCGCACCAGCGACATCGCGCTCGGTTTGCAGACCATCCAGCTCACATTCGGTATCTGCCTTCTGGTGGCCTGTCAGCTTGCCCGTGCTGCCGAGCATGAGAAAGACAAACGCCCGTCGATCCGCCACCTGCGAGACAGCGGGAAGATCGAGGAGGTCGCAGACAAGATCCTGCTGGTCTACCGGGACAGCTATTACGCCGAGCGCGAGCCGGAGGAATCCGACGCCGCGAAGGAACACGAGCGCCGGGAACGCGCCGCGTCGAAGCTGGTCGAGATCGACCTCGCAAAGAACCGCCTTGGCCCGCTCGGCAAGATCAAACTCGCGGGCGACATGGCCTGCAATCACTTTGAGGATTGGGGCTGATGGGAAGTATTATCGACACCATTGAAGCGCTGGAAGTGGCCGGGGCAGACGCTGATACGATTGTCCGCGCGATCAAGCATCTTGCCGCCAAGGACGAGAGCCGCGCGGCAGAGCGACGCAGCAATGACCGCAACCGGAAACGCCGACAACGCGCGGCGCAACCCTCTGAAAAGGTTGAAATCGGTCACGCGGACAGCGCGGGACATGGCGTGACGCCGCGTGACAATGCGGACCCCCTTCTTTCCCCCCACACCCCCCAAACAACCCCACCCTCCAAAAACCCCCCTAAAGGGGGTCAAAAAGGTTCCCGCCCCGATATTCAGCAAGCGATGGACCGCATTTGGCCAAAGCTGCCAGCGCAAGCCCGGCGTTGTGGCGAGCCTGGGGCGAGGGTCGCGATGGCGAGGGCTGTTCTGTCAGGCGTCGATCCGGCTGATGTTGAGCGGGCGGTCGGCCCGTGGCTTGAGGCTTCCGGCGATTGCGTGGATCGGTTCGACCGCTGGCTTGACGGCGAGAAGTGGCGGGAATGGCTACCGGCAAAGCCCGCCGGCACGGATTGGGGCGGCGAGATCCGGCTTTTCCAGAAGTTCGGCGACTGGCGCCCCGATGGCCCACCTCCCGGCCAGCCCGGTTGCCAAGCTCCTGCCGATGTCCTGGCAGAGTTCGGATATGCCGAGGGGAGGGCGGCATGACCGCCAAGCTCCACATATGCGCCCTGTGCTCGGCCCGGTTTGGCAGCGAGACAGCCGCCGCAAACCACGTCAAGGCGAAGCACGCGACGGATCTGGTTTACCGGGATGGCGAGCAGCCACCGGCACGTCCGCGCGGTGTGCCTCGGCGGCGACGCCGATTGCGTTGCCCCAAGCCCGACCGGTCCTATTCTCGGCTCTGGCGCATTGTGGATGGTGCGGTTGCGGATGCCTTCAATCAGCACCCGGAATATTTGAAGGGCGCCCGTCGATCGGTGGTGCGAAACAGCATCACGAAACGAGTGACGGGCGCTGTAATGGGCTTTGCCTCTGAACAGGCGAAGGGCCGGTCTGGTAGCCAATCCAGCGGCTGTACTGGGGAAGACGGGGCGCTAACCCCTCTCCCCGCGCGATGGGTTGCTACGGCCTGTCGTGTGCTTCGCGGGATAACGACCACGAAGCAACAGCGGGGAGGCGCTGAACACGTCTCCCCGCATTCTTCTCCCGAGATTAAATCGAAAGGTGGTGTGTGATGACGAATGAATGTGGTGGCTCGCAAGGCTCGCTCCGGTCCTCAGCGTCGCCTGCGGATGTCGAGTTCGCGCTGAAGATATCCGGCCAGCAAGTCGAGAGGTTCGAACGCGCAATCAAGGCGGGGGGCGCCAGAACCGTAGCGCTGGAAATTCTCTCCAGCAGCGGCCCAGTCGATATGCTGGAGCGGTTGCTGGTAGAGGCCGTGGGCATCCCCGCCCCCAACACGGAGACCGGACAATGACGCAATCACGCATGGGATACCGCGAAGATGAAATCGGCCGGCACAACTCCCCCGGTCGGGATGGGCATCGCCAGAGCCTGGATGCGCGTGTTCTGGTCTCGAAGCCGAAGGAACCGGCCCGCTACGCCCTCTTCGACACCAGCAACCCGATTGAGAAGATGCGTCTTCGCGGGACGCTGGGCAAGGATGAGCCGGAAGAGGTCCGGCGCTACAAGGCAGCCCGGTTGTGGGCTCGCCTGCACCATGTGGCCAGCTCTGGCGCTCACACATGCGAGATCGTGGACCGGGTGCAGGGATCGGGCGGCGGCGGCGAAAAGGCTCTCGCAGCCCGTCTGGACGCCAACCATGAGCGTGTCCGGATCCAGATCGAGGCAAAGGGCATGACGATGCAGCGTTTCTTCGACCTGGACGCCTGCTGTGCGATCGGCTTCAACTTCAACGCCCGCGCAAGGCTGACAGGTCGCCATCACTCCACGGTGCAGGCCAGCGTTATTGCCGGTCTGGATGCGGTCGCGGACTATGAGCCGTGGCAGCGTCGCCTTGATGCGGAGCCGGTCATGAGGATCGAGCGGTTGCCGAAGCGGAGGAAGGCAGCGTGACGCTGGATATAGCGGTTGGAAAAAATCAGGACACCACCCCTTGAACAAACCGCAAAAATCAGCGATAAATCCCCACAATGGAATTACTGCGCGGCGCGGCCTTTCGAGGTGGCGCCGTTTGCATGTCCAAACACCCTTCCCCGGTCACACTCACTCTGACAATCCTTGAACCGAGGGCCGGAGGAAGGGGTGCTATGTACCATAGGGCGGAAGCCCCATAGCCAGCGCAGAGCAAGCCAGCGCGATGTAGCGCGGGATATCAGCCTCGCCTGACTCATACTTGGCGGGCATGTTCTTGGACACGCCTAGCGCCTCGGATGCGCCTTTTGGCCCGGTCCTTTTGAGACCGAGCCGTTGACGCCATTCGGTGAATTGCTGGGGTGTCATGTCGGCAGCTCTTCTTCAAAGTGCGATCTATGAAAATTGCGCCTGCCAGTCTCTCCGGTCGTAAGGCATTTTCGATAAACGCTGCCGTTGCCATTTATTAATAGGCCGCCAAACATATCAGGGTTGTCCGGGTCGCGACGATCTATAAGGAAGCGCTGTTCAGCAGTGCCCCGAAGAGTAACAATCCACGGTAGACGCTCCCAGCTCTCCAGCCCGCCGTCGCATGGCAGCGCATTGCAGGCCCAGCAGGACGACGTTTCGCCGCTCGGAAACTTGACCCCACCTGTCAAGCGTTTCTTGATGGCTCGGCGAACTATTGAATTTTTCTCAATAGTTGCGCCGGAGTTCATGTTCTCGGTTTTTGGCATGATTGGCTATCCCTAGGGTTAGGCGTCGGTGAAAAATGTAGAGTCGGTCAGCGTCGTCGCAGCACTCTATCGCTTCCTAGGTTTCGGCAAGAATTCCACTTAGCCTGTTATCGCCTATAGCGGACACCCAGAAATCTCGGTCCATTATTTGGCCTGACATTCTGACACCGGGACTATGAAGCGAAGGTGGGGAAACTCGGGCGCTGAAACTTCGAAACACTCAGGCTGGTCAACATTGAAGTATCCGCGCGCGACCACATTACCGGTTATTGTCTTGTTTCCGCGCTGAAATTTCACTGTTTGCGTGCCGGTCATGTCGACCTCCCTTGTTGATGACCCTTTATCCCATATCTGGGGTGAGGCGTCAATAGGAAAATCACATATTCGGGAATTATCTCCCGCTTTAGTCCGCCGTGAGGGAAAATGACCAAGCCAACCCTGCCCGAAAGCATCATGAGCCAGTCATTCGGCCTCACCGGCGATCAAGTCACCAAGGTTGAAATGCTAGGAGCCATGCTCGACCGGGCCAAGGCGTCGGGAGCTATGGCAGCGGCTGCATGGATCGACCCGGACGGCGCGCCGCACCTGGAAGCAGAGTTCGCGCCGACCATCATCCTGGAGAGCGAGTCCTGACATGACTGAGATATGCAACCTGACCTGTCGCGTTCATGGGCGCCGCACGGCCCTTGTATTGGCGAAGGTGTTCGCTTGGGTTTGCACCCCGTTCCTGATCGTCGGTGCCATCAACCCGGACGGAGAACGTGTTCATTCAGCCATGCGCTGGATTGCCAACCGCGTCCGCCTCGGTGAGGCCCGCGCCGTACCAGTTGGAACAGAGACGGCCTGACATGACCGAACGCGAACACACCATCGCCGCATCCATCCTCACTGCTGGAATGCTGGCAGCTTTTGCCCTTGGCGCTCTGTGTGGTGCCGTATGGGCCATAACACAGGCCGGAGGGTGAGCTGATGGCTGGTGGTGATCGAGACGAAGAGACAGGCCGTTTCAAGGCTGGCAATCGCTTTTGGGAAGCTCGCAGCTCCCACGGTGCGAAGCCGAAGTTTGAAAGCGCCGACGCCCTTCGCGACGCCTGTCACCAGTATTTCGCTTGGGTCGAAGAGAACCCGCTGTATGAGGCGAAGGCCTTTGCGTTCCAAGGAAGCGTGACGGTCGAAAACCTCCCCAAGATGCGCGCCATGACGCTGCAAGGCCTTTGCCTGTTCATCGATGTGACCCGCGAAACATGGGGCGAATGGAAGAAATCGCGCCCCGATTTGTCTGACGTCCAACGTGAGGCGGAAGAGATTATCTACTCTCAGAAGTTCGCCGGCGCCGCTGCGGACCTGCTGAATGCTAACATCATCGCCCGCGATCTGGGCCTGACTGACAAGACGGAATCGAACGTCAACGTGAACCACACGGGCGTCATGGTGGCTCCGGCTGCGACCACAACGGAAGACTGGGAGAAACAGGTCTCCGGGGAAGACTGACCCTATGGCAATGCGGATCGCTTGGAGAGCGAACCCAGGGCCGCAGGAATGGTATCTGTCGTGTCCGGCCTTCGAGCTTCTTGGATGGGGGAACCGGGGTGGCGGCAAGTCTGACGCGCTCCTGTTCTCGTTCGGGCAGCATGTGGGGCGAGGCCATCGGCAAGCGTGGCGCGGGGTCATCTTCCGCCGTGAGTACAAAGACCTTACCGATCTGGTCGAGCGGTCGAAGAAATGGTTTGGCCGGATTTTCCCCGGCGCGAAGTTTCACCAGAGCGCATCGGACTATTACTGGCAGTTTCCCGATGGGGAGCGGCTTTATTTCCGGCACGCCAAGCGGGAAGACGATCTAGGCGAATTCCTCGGCCAGGAGTGGCCGTTCATCGGCTGGGACGAGTTGCCACAGTGGCCCAATGACAAGCTCTACACCGCGGTGATGGGCTCGTGCAGGTCGTCTGACCCTGATGTGCCTCGCATGATCCGCTGCACAGGCAACCCCTGGGGCGTTGGCGCGGCATGGGTGAAGGCCCGCTATGTGGACCCGGCGCCGGCTGGTGTTATCCAGCGCGAGCGGGTCGAGGTTGACGGCCTGGACGGCAGCAAGGCCACGGTTGAGATCACCCGCACGCATCTGAAAATGATGTTCGCGGACAACCCGGAGCTGATCAAGGCGGATCCAGCCTATCAGGCGCGCTTGCAGCCGTCCGACATGGCCAAGCGCAAAGCCTGGATCGACGGTGAGTGGTCAACGGCCATCGGCGGGTTCTTCTACGGCATCCACGACCCGGACACGCACGTTATCGAGGCATTCAAGCCGCCGCTGACGTGGAGGGTGGACCGTAGCCATGACTGGGGTTGGTCGAGCCCGCACGCGACAATCTGGTGGGCAGAGGCGGACGGGTCGCCAGCCTTGGTCGCGCCAGGCATTGAATACGCCTTCCCGAAAGGGACGCTTTTCGCAATCCATGAGCTTTACGGCACGGCCGGCAATGTCTCGGACTGGAATGTCGGCCGGCGCGATACGGACGCGAAGATTGCCGAGGATATCCGGTCGATCGACAAGGCGCTGGCGCGGCGGTGGGGATCGAACGTCCAGCCCGGCCCGGCGGACACGCAGATATTTCAAGGCGCGGGAAAGCGCTCGATCCATGACAGCTACAAGGCAGAGGGCGTTCGCTTCACGGAGGCCGACAAGCGCCCTGGCTCGCGGGTCACTGGATCGAAGGCCATTGCGGATCGCCTTGTGGCATCACGGCCCTATGAGGCGGGCAGGCCGATGGAAAAACCGGGCCTGTTCATCTTTGGCGAAGAATGCCCGCACCTGGCCCGAAACATGGGTGAGGTCCAGCGCTCGGAGAAAGACCCGGACGCTTACGACACCGAGGGCGAAGACCACCTCATTGACACCACGAGATACCGGGTTTCAGCGACCAGCACGACAATGACACAGCAGGAGATTTGAGCCCATGAGCGACGTTGCAACGCCACGCGCCGAACATGCCGCAATGGCAAAGCGCTGGGCCTTGCCGGTAGCGCTGATGGGCGGGACGCCTGCGATGCGGGCAAAGGGCGAAGCTTTCCTCCCCCAAGAGCCGGCGGAATCTGACACGGCCTATAAGCGCCGTTTGGGCCGTGCCGTCTTGTTGAATGAGTTCGCGCGAAACCTGACCACCTTGTCGGGTTATGTGTTCGCCAAGCCGGTCGAGTTCAAAGCGGGTGACGAGGAAGCGACAATTTCGACGCGCATGTCCGAAGTCATTGGCGACGTGGACCGCGATGGCACGCCGCTGATGGAGTTCGCGCAAGAATTGTTCGATGTGGGCGCCTCTACTGGCCTTGCTCATATCCTGGTCGACTTCCCCGTGAACACCGGGGATGGATCGCGCGAATCCGACATGGCGTTGACGCTGCGACCATACTTCGTGCTGATCCGCCCGGAAAATCTGATCGGCTGGCGCACGGAGCAGGTGAACGGGCAGACGTTCCTGTCGCAAATCCGCTACCGGACTTGGCGCGAGCACTCGGAAGAAGAGTTTGGCAGCGAAGAGATGATCGAGCAGATCCGGGTGCGCCGGGTGGCCGGTGCTGTGTCGGAAGAGGTCGTCTTCGAGAAAGATGACGAAGACGAATGGTCCCCTGTTGGCGACCCGACGCTGATCAAGCTGGGATACATCCCCCTCGCGACATTCTTTGGCGGCCGCACGGGATACCTGACCAGCAAGCCGCCGTTTGAAGACCTTGCGCAGATGAACTTACGCTGGTGGCAGTCCTACGCCGACCAGGCGAACATCCTGCATTATGCGCGTGTGCCCTTCCTGCATATCGCGGGTGGTGATGAAAGCCAGGCAGTCGAGATCGGCGCGAATACGGCCATGAAAACCGGCCAAGAAGTCAAAATCGGCTGGGTCGAGCACAAGGGTGACGCAATCAATGCGGGCCGCGCCGACATCCAGGACATTCAGGAATGGATGGTCCGCATGTCGATTGAAACCTACATGACGCGCCGGGCGGCAACGGCAACAGAGGCCGGGATCGACGCCAACCAGTCCATGTCACTTGGCCAGCTTTTGGCGGTGAACCTGTCGCAGTGCATCACCAAGGCGTTGGTTATGGCTGCCGATTGGATGGATGAAAAGTTCGACGCGAAGGCGGAGTTCAACAGCAAGTTTGCGATCCGCGCCGCCAATCAGGCCGCGGTGGTCGGGCTCAACTCCGCCCGTGATCGCGGCGATCTGAGCCGCACCGACTATCTCGAGCAGCTCGGCAAGATCGGTGTGGTCGAAGACCTGGACATCGAGGCCAATGATGCACGCCTTGACGTGGAAGGCGGAGGCTTGAGCGCCGATGACGCCGCCTGATGGAAGCTCGGCACGCGATGCAACTGAGCAATACGCCGAACGCCTTCGCCGCCGTGCAATAGGCGGGCTTCGCTTCGACGGCAGCGAGCGCCGGCGCATCCTGGGTATCCTCAAGGAGGTCGAGGAAGAAATCGTCATCCGCTTGTCCCGGTTCAATCCGACTGGCGTAACGCAGACCGCAGCGCAGCGGCGACGGCTGGAATCGCTTTTGACGGATACCCGCGCCCGAATGCGCGAGATGATCCGGGACATTCGCAACACATCGGCCAGCGCGTTGACCGATTACGCAGCCGCAGAGGCCGCATGGGCGCACACGGCGCTGAATAGCGCAGTTTCCTCAGCTGGTATCCAGACGGCGATCCGCGTCGCGCCTGCGGAGGTTCTTCGCGGCCTGGTGGCTAATGCGCAGATTGTGGGTGTGCCGCTCAATGACTGGTGGTCTCGGCAGGCCGACAGTCTGACGCAGGGGTTCGCCCAACAGATGCGGCTCGGGGTGGCTCAAGGCGAAACGCTCGACCAGCTCATCCGCCGGGTGCGCGGGACCCGGGCGAATAGCTTCAAAGACGGGATAATGGAGACCACCCGCCGCCAATCGGCCGCGCTGGTGCGAACCTCCGTCAATGCAATCGGCAACCAGGCCCGAACGGCAGTCTACGAGGCCAACGCGGATCTGATCACGGCAGAGGTTCATTCCTCCACGCTGGACAGTCGAACGACGCTTCAATGCTCTGCCCGCGACGGCAAGTCCTGGGACATGCAGACCAAGGCGCCGGTCGGTGGGCACTCAGTTCCCTATCAGGTGCCGCCCATTCATGTGGGGTGCCGATCGGTCCTGTTGCCTCGCATCGGATCGGGTGTCCGGATTCCTGGGCAGCGCGCATCAGCGGATGGGCCGGTCCCGGCAAGCCAGACATTCGAGACGTGGCTGAAAAACAAGACGGTCGCAGAGCAGAACGATCTGCTTGGCCCCGGTCGGGCGCGTCTCTGGCGCGAGCAGAAATTGACCCTTTCGCAGCTCTTGGACTTCCGCGGCGACCCGCTCTCGCTGGATGAGCTGACCAGGCTTTACGCCAACTGAAATCTGCCCATTCGGGCGATGTGACCTGACCGGGAGGAGCCCGGCGGGGCGAACCCTTGCGCCAGGACGGCGCTTTACTCTCACGGGACGTGAAAACAATGGCATTGAAAGCAATTCTCGACAGTATCGACAGCGCTGATGAGGCGGTGCGTGGCTTTTACACCGAGCAAGCAGACGGCCCGCTCAAGGGCAAGTTTGTCCTGCAAGTGGACGGCGCGTCCGGTTATGCGTTGGAAGACGTTTCCGGCCTGAAATCGGCCCTCGGCAAGGAGCGCGCCCGCGCGGATGCGGCTGAAAAGCAGGCCGCGGCATTCGGGGATATTGACCCCAAGAAGGCGGCGGAAGCGCTGGCCAAGTATGAAGAGCTCTCGCAGCTCGACCCGGCCAAGGAAGCCGACAAGCTCATTGAAGAGCGCGTCAAGGCTGTCCGCGAGAAAATGATGGCTGAGTTCGACAAGGAACGCGCCACGCTGCAAAGCGAAAACCAGAGCCTGAAAGGTGAGGCAGACCAGACCGCCCGGCTTCGTGCCAAGGGCGAGGCGTTCGACGCCCACGGCGTCATGCCGGAGCGCCGCAAGGCCCTGGATGCCTATGTGGATCGCTACATCAAGACCGACATGCGCGACGGCAAGCGCGTCGTGATGGTCACGGATGAAGACGGCAATCCGCGCATCGCCGGCGACGGCTCGAACATGAATATCAACTCTTTCGTCGAGAGCCTGAAGAATGACCCCGGTTTCCAGTGGGCATTCCAAGGCACCGACAAGACCGGCGGCGGGACGCCACCGGGCAAAGGCGGGGGAACCGTCAATCCGCAGGCATCGAAGATGTCGAAATCCGAAAAGGCTCGCGCCTTGGCGGATGGGTCCATCAACCCGGCCGATCTCGCGAAAGCCTGATCCCCGGCTATCGATGCCGTTCCCGAGATAGCCCCTAACTCCCGAAAGGAACATCGATATGGCTATCGGCAAGGCATCGGATATGAAGGTCTACGACCCGCGTATCCAGGGTGGTTTCATTGAAACCCTCGTGCAGAACACCGATGTGTTCAACCAGGCGTCCCGCAATGCGATCCGCCTGTCCAACAACTTCAAGCCCGGCGATTACGATTACTCTTCGTTCTTCGCCAACACCTCTTCGCTGATCACGCGGCGTGACACGACCTCGGTCTCCGGTGTCACTGACATCGCGCTCGCTCAGTCCGAAGAGCTGAAGGTCAAGCTCAATTGGAAGCTCGGCCCGATCGCCAACACGCTGGACAGCTTCAAGAAGGCCACCAATGGCCAGTTCGACGAAGACGAGTTCATGTTCGTGGTCGGCGAGCAAGCTGCGAAGGCCGCGCTGGTCAAGCAGACCGATGACGCCGTTCTGTCGGCCAAGGCTTTCCTCAACGGTCAGTCGGCCAACAAGCACACGGTTGCCTCGGACGGCACCATCGCGACCTCCGACCTGGTCGACGGCCTGTCCAAGTTCGGTGATGCGGCTTCGAACGTCATCCTGTGGGTGATGCACTCGAAGGTGTATTTCGATCTGGTCAAGCAGCAGATCGCGGCCAACATCGACGGCGTGTCCAACTTCAACGTCGCCGAAGGCAATCCGCTCACCCTGAACCGCCCGGTTCTGGTGACGGATTCCGCGTCGCTCTACGCCACGTCTGGATCGCCGGAAGTGACCGACTATTACACGCTCGGCCTGACCGCCGATGCTGTGGGTGTCGAGACCTCCGAAGGCGAAACCATTCACGGCGAAATGGTGACGGGCCTCGAGAACCTGGCCTATCGCATCCAGGGCGAAGGGGCGTTCAGCCTCGGCGTCAAGGGCGCGAGCTGGGATGTCGCCAATGGCGGCGCCAACCCGAACGGCACGGCTCTCGGTACGAGCTCGAACTGGGACAAGGTCTACAACGACAAGCGCTCGCTTGCCGGCGTGATCATCCAGTCCCGCTAATCCCGATCGGCGGGGAGGGGCTCGCCTCTTCCCGCCGTATCGCTTTTGATGAAAGGCGCAGCCATGAAGCGCGTAGTGATGATTTTCGAAGACAGCCCGCGCGCGAAAGAGCTGGCCGCGCAGTTCCGCGAGAACAAGATGGCCGCCCAGATCCGCAATCCGGTTCTGTTCCATGCGCCCGGCAAAGACGCGCACGGTCGTCAGGTTCTGGCTGAGGGCGCGCACGGCGTCGTGGTGCCTTTGGACGCTCCTAATGGTGATTTGATCGCCGAAACTTACACCGCAGCCGGCGTTCCGGTGCGGCGCGAAATGGCGGTGTTCAACCCGGATGAGGCGATGCCCGAGGCCGCGACGAAGGCGGAAGGTGGCGCCCCCGTTTCGAAGTCGGACGCTGTGAGCATCCCCGACAACTGGCAGGCTTTGAAGCCCTGGACGAAGAAGGTTTCGCTTGCCAAGCAGATCAATGCGAATTTTGAGCCGGACCCGAAAGACCGTGTTGCGAGCGCGGAACGGGTCATTCAGGCTGAACTGGACCGGCGCGAGGCTGAAACCGAAATGGCTTCGTTTCCCGGCTGATATCGTCCCGCGACAATGGCCGGGTGAGGTGTGCGTCATCATCGCCTCCGGCCCGTCGCTGGGTTTGGATCAGATCGAGCTGGTGAGGCGCTATCATGAGCGCGGCATGTGCCGTGTGATAGCGATCAACAATAGCTGGGAGCTCGCCCCTTGGGCTGATGCCCTTTATGCCTGCGATAGCCGCTGGTGGCATCACTACAAGCCCGCGTTCACCGGCCAGCGATGGACGCAAAGCGGTGCGGCGTCCGGATTTGGCGCGAGGCAGGTCAAGGGCCGTGATGGCGTGCAGTTGAGCCTCGACCGATCGGTCATCACCTACGGCAATAATTCAGGGTTCCAGGCGCTCAACCTGGCCATTCATTTTGGCTGCACGAAGGTCATTTTCATCGGGCTTGATTGCGGCGCCACGGATGGTGGATCGCACTGGCACGGCGACCATGACGAGGCGTCGCCACACGGGCTGAAAAACCCGACCGACAACAGCTTCCAGAAATGGCGCCGGGCCTTCGCGCACGCGGCCAAGTCCTGTGAGGCGTGGGGCGTTGACCTGATCAATGCGAGCGAAAGAACTGCGCTCACGTCTATTCGCCGGGTGCCACTTGCGGAGGCGCTGCATGATCTCGATCAAAGCGGACATTCACCCGCGGGCCGTCACGGATTCGACGGTGCAAATCGGTGACGGCACGGTCATTCGCCAGTTCGCGTCAGTGACGGGCGGCACGGTGCTTGGCCGGGATTGCTCGGTCTCGCCCTTCGCGATGCTGCACGGGCCGGTGATTGGCGACCGTTGCCGGATCAGCGGCGGTGTGATGATGGGGCCGGGGTTCTTGATCGAGGATGACGTGTTCATCGGGCCGAACGTGACGCTGGCAAACGACGCCTGGCCGCGCACGGACAAGACCGGGTATCGGCCGGAAGAGTTCGACGGCACCCGCTGGGCTGTCATCGTGGAGGATGGGGCAAGCATTGGGGCGAACGCGGTCGTTTTGCCGGGCGTGCGTATCGGGGCGAGGGCCATGATCGCCGCGGGCGAGCGCGTGACGCGGGATGTTCCCGCCGGCGCGCTTTGGGTCAACGGTCGGTCATGCACCCGCGCCGGGCCTTCCGAGCGGATGAGGTTTGCATCGTGATCACCGTCGCGGTGCCGTTCTGGCAGACAAACCAGCACAGCAAGTCGTTTTCGAGCCGGTACAATGAGGCATGGGTCGAGCGGCTTTATCGGGGATTTGCCCGAAACCTGACTGTGCCGTTCAACTTTGTTGTCTTCACGGATCGGGTGCGGGAATACAGCGAGCCGGTCTCGCAGGAGCTTTTGAGCAACCCGACGCCGGGATATGCCGACTGTCTTGAGCCTTACCGGCTGGGAGAGCCGATGATCCTGGTCGGGCTCGATACGGTCGTCACCGGCAATATCGACCACCTGGCCGAATACTGCCTGACTGCGGACAAGATCGCGCTACCGAAGGCGGTCTATTTGCCGAACACGGTGTGCAACGGCGTTGCTCTTGTGCCGGCCGGTTTCGACTGGATATGGCATGACTTCGACGGGCTTGGCGGCGATCAGGCCGACATGGTCTGGCTGCGCAAGCAGGATTACGCGGTCATTGATGACCTCTTCCCCGGGCAGGTGGTGAGCTACAAGGGCCATGTGAAGTCGCGCGGACTTGGTGATGCCCGCGTCGTGTTCTTTCACGGCGCCGAAAAGGCCGACCAGATCGCCGCTCAAACACCTTGGGTTCGGGAGCATTGGGCATGATCTTGATTACGGGTTGCGCCCGATCGCGCACGTCCATGACCACCGCGATGCTGCAAGCGTGCGGCGCCAATCTTGGCCGCCCCGCTGATGTGAACACGCTGTATGAAAACCTCTCCGTTCGGCAGACCATCCTGAAGCCCATGATCTCGCGTTTTGGCGGCGATCCGCTGGGCCAGACGCATTTTCCCAACGCTAACGCGGTTAAACCCGTCGAGGGGTTGAAATTCCGGGCGCTGGACGCGCTTGGCGGGCCTCGCGCGGACCTTGCCTACAAAGACGCCAAACTGTCCCTTGTGTGGCAATCCTGGGCTGATGCATTCCCCGAAGCGAAATGGGTAATCGTGCGCCGGCCTCGCGAGGGCATCATTGATAGCTGCATCCGCACCCACTTCATGCGGGCCTATGGCGACAGCCGGGCCGGGTGGGGCTCTTGGGTGGATGCGCAGGTTGCCCGCTTTGACGCCATGAAGGCGGCGGGGCTGGACCTGATCGAAATCGACACGGACGCGCTTGTTGCTGACCCGGGCTTGTTCGAGCCGGTCGCGGCGCATTGTGGACTGGAATTTGACCGGGCGGCGGTTGCTGCCTGTATCAGACCGAGGGCGCGAGGATGACGACGATTGCTTATCGAGATGGCGTCATGGCCGCGGACTCGCATGTCGGGTGCAACGGCGTGCGCAGCGGGACGGCCCGCAAGGTATTCGGGCACGACGGCGGCGCAATCGCGGGGTCCGGTTCATTTGGCGAGGTGCTTCGGTTCAAAGATTGGATCGTGGCCGGGGCAGACGAAGACACGCGACCGGAGCTGAGGGAAAGCAATCTCATCTGGTTTCGGCGTGACGGGTCATTCATCGAGTACGACCCGTCCGGCTCGCTTTCTTTTGAGGCGCCCTTCTATGCGATCGGTTCTGGCCGGGAAATCGCCATTGGTGCGATGGCTGCTGGCGCAACGGCTGAAGAGGCCGTTCGGATCGCGTCGGACTGGGATAGTGAGACGGGCGGCAAAATCGTGACAATTCGGATTGGGGACTGATCATGGCATTGACTGTCGAGGACGGCACGGGCCTTGCGGCGTCGGATTCCTATGTCTCGCTTGCAGACTTCGAGACGTTCATCACCAATCGGAACATCACGACCACCGCGACGGACGCGGCCAAGGAAGCGGCATTGCGTGAGGCCACCAGCTTTGTGGATGCGGGCTACCTGTTCCCGTCCACTCCGCTCCTGGCAGCGCAGGCGCTCTCATTCCCGCGCTTCTCGCAATACTATATCGAGGGCAAGCTGATCGACATCGGCGTGCCGGCCAAGCTGGAAGAGGCCGTTTGCCTGCTGGCCAATGAGGCGCTTTCCGGCTCGCTCACCCCGATGGATGACACCAGCGCGATCAAGCGGATCCGCGAAAAGGTCGATGTGATCGAGGAAGAGACGGAATACGCCGGGGCCAAGGGTGCGCGCAAATTCATCGCCGTGGATCGCCTGCTTGCCCAGATCGGCGGCAATAACCGCGGCGGCTCTGCCAGCCTGGTGCGCTCGTAATGGCCGATTACACGAAACAGATCGCCACGGCACTTCGCCTGATTGCGAAAAAGGGCTCGACCTTCACACTGACCCGCTATTTGGACGGCAGCGATGGCGTTGATGATGCCGTCTCGCCTCCTGAAAACCCTTGGGATGCGGATTTTACCGACCAGACGGACGAAGGCGAAAACGACGCCACCACGACCTATACCGCAAGCGCCGTGGTACTACCGTATTCCGCCCCGCGCGGCTCGGACACGCTGGACGCCGCGACGGTCTCGAAAATGCGATGGTTCATCATGGCCGCGTCCGGCTGTGATCTTGAGCCACGCGCCGGGGACACTGTGACGGTTGAAGGCAAGGTCTTCTCAATTCTCGGCATGACGCCGCTCAACCCCGATGGTCAAAGCCCGATCATCTACAAGGCTGTGATCGAGCTCGGCTGATGGCGGGTTTCGGTGACGACCTTCGACGCTTCGCTGACAAGGCAGAGCGGCGGCTCGACTATGTGGCGCGTGGGACGGCGATGGTCGGCCTGACGAGCATTGTGCAGGCCACGCCGGTTGATGAAGGCACGGCGCGGGGAAGCTGGCAGCTCACATATGACGCGCCCGCGTCTGGCGATGTGCAGCGCCTGGACCCGACCGGCAATGTCACGATCAGCGACGGCACAAACCGGCTTCGTGCGAAATCCAGTGTCGGCGGATCAGCCATCTATGTGGTCTCGAACCTGCCCTACATCGTGCGCCTCGAGCAGGGGCACTCAAAACAGGGTTCGCATATGGTTCAGAACTTCGTGAACGCTTTCGACGGCGTGGTCATGGATCTCGCCCGTGAGGCGGAAAGGGCGATACCGTGACCGATTACGTCAGCCAGATCGAAAACGCGCTCCACGGCAAGTTGAGCGACATGCCGCCGGGTGTTTCGGTCGCATGGCCGGGCCTGCGGTTCGAGCCGTCCAATGCAACGCCATATCTGCGGGTCGAGGTGTTGCACGCGCCGCTTCGTGCTGGCCAGCTCATCGGGTCGGACGCGCAAGTCTATCGCTCCGGCTCATACATCATCACGGCGGTCTATCCGATCAGCCAAGGCCCCGGCCCGTTGCGCGCGAAGATCGCGGCGCTTGAAGCCCAGTTCGCCCGGCGCTCCCGCATCAGCGCGGGAACCAGCCCGAATGATTTCTTCGTGATCCTGTCCGCTCACCAGCGCGGCCAGCTCATCACGGAGGATGGATGGAATTCGATGCCTCTCACCGTCTCTTGGTGGTGCCTGCATCCGTAAGGCTTTCGCCATCAGGCGATTGCGGCGCGGTCCCGACTGACCGCTAATGCCCCCTTCCGGGGCTTTTTTCATGACAGAAGGAGCCCGAGAGATGGGTACTGCTGCAACCACCAATGCGGGCAAGCAATTTTATGTCTGCGAAACCGCCCAAGCCTCTGATGTTGCCAACCAGGCCGCATGGGAGGGCCTGACCTGGGTCCGCGTGAATAACGTGGGCTCGTTCCCCGACTACGGCCGCGCTGAGAACATCGCGTCCTACACCACCCTCGACAATGGCATTCTCAAGGGCAAGGGCTCGAACGACAGCGGCGGCGGCGAGATGGAACTTTCCCACCTCGCGACCGATACCGGTCAGGTCGCATTGCGCACCATCGGCGCCGACAAGGGCGTCTACGCCTTCAAGATCGTTCATGACGACGCCGTGAGCGGTTACACCGCGACTACCGACTATGTGCGCTCGGTTGTCTCCGGCCCGACCTATCCGCAAGGCGGCGATGAGGACTTCGTTCGCGAGATGTATCAGCTCGGCCACGTCCAGCACCTGCGCGTGCTGCCGGAAGCCGTCTCCTCCTGATCCTCACTGGCCAACTGGCCCCGGCTTCGGTCGGGGCCGCTTTTTCAACCCAACGATAAGCGAGAACACAAATGGATATCAGCCAGATTTCCCCGAACACTGTTGATCTCAACCTGCGCCACCCCGGCACGCGCCAGCCGCTTGGCATCGTCTTCACGCTGCGCTCGAACCACGATCCGATTGTGAAGGCCGCAACCGAGGCTTTCCTTGAGAAGTCCCGCGCTGCCGAGCGCCGTGGCAACCCGCTGTCGGTCGCCGATATGAAGGTTGAAAGCGCGAAGCTGTCCGCTGCTGCGGTCGAGAACATCAAGTTCACGGGTGACGGCGAGTGGAAGGGCGGCAAGCCGAAGTTCTCGGCCGATCTTGCGCTCGACATGCTGTCGGTGGACTGGATTCGCTCTCAGATCGACAAGCAGGTCCAGGCGGACGCCGATTTTTTCGGTGGCTAGCACCGCTCATGGCGGACGCGGCCCGGATCAAGGGGCGCTATGAGACGCCAGCGGTGCGCAGCAAGGGCGCCGGCCCAACTACCAGAGCGGAGCACAATCGGAAATTCGGGGCTGACGTTCCGGTTCCTGATTGGCCTCCCGCTGGAGACTACATTTGGGACGCCTTCACGGACATGTGCCGGGATCGCGACGAGGGCGAGCGGGGGCCGCTGGTGCTTGGCCCGTCCCGCATCAAGGCGTGGATGGAGTTGACCGGAAATCACCTCTCACCGGATGAGGTCGAAGTCATCCGGCAAATGGACCTGGCTTGGGTGGGGGCTGTTTACGGTGAGATTGCGGTTTCCGCGAAGGTCGCTGCGGGTAAGGGCTAGGCGGAAGGGTCACGCTTTTCCTGATCAGCCTTGGCCTTCCCCGTCAACATCCAGAGCAGTTCGATAATCGCGGCCAGCCCTAGAAGGATCAAAGCGCCGAACGCCAAAGCGCCCAGTGAGCCGACCCTACGGTCTGAGATAATACCGCCATCTATCATCAACAGTATTTCCCAGGCCACCGCACCCAGACCGATCACTCCGGCTATCGCCAGTAGTCCTGAGACAATAAAGAAGCGCACGTTAGCCCTCCTTGCCGAAAATTTTGCTGGCCAGGCCCTCTAATTTTTTTGTCGCTTCACTCACCGCCTTGTCAACGCTGCCCTCAAACAAAACTTCGGCAGAGTATGTGAGTTTGTGTCCGCGCTCCTGAGCGAAAAGGGTCACAGTGGCGAAGTCGTAATCTTCGCCAGTGTCCGCTTTCCTCCGTATATCTATTTCGCCCAATTCAAGTCGCAGCATATTCATCCCCTGAGTTGTAGGGGCGCAAAGCTACTCGCTGGGAGAATTGAGGGCAAGGTCAGCTTGACCGACCCGCAATTTCATGGTGCTTTTGCCTAGTGTTGAAAGCCGCGCCCGGACCTAATTGGAGCCGGGCGTTTTCGTGTCTGGCTGGGGCTTTGAGAGACTAAGCTCGACCAGGCGACGGATGGCTTCCGAGCGGTTCTTGCAGCCGTTTATCTCGGCCCAATCATCAATTCGAGCGATCAAGGCATCTGGAAAGCGAACACCAACGTTGCGGTCCTGACCGGTGGCAGGTCTGCCTCGCTTCTGTTTTTTGTCTAACGTTTTTTCTTGCGCGCCCATAGAAAAGCGTCTAACAAATATTCGAGCCGAGGGGAAGCAGCAACTTCCGCCCCGGCTCTAACCGAAGCTGATCCCGAGGAGATCGAGCCATGGCTGATGCCGACGATACCCTATTTATCGAGCGCTTGCCGACAATTGAATCCGCACACGGGCTGGTGTTCGTCACCATTGCCGGTCAGCGGTACGGGCTGACGCGTCATGCGTCCGTTGGGCTGATGATGGGTCTGCAACAGACGCTGTCTGACACAGCGACGGGCGTCACGCGTTCCGCCGAAATCCTGCCGCTCACAGCGGCTCGATAACCACTCACACAAGGAATTTTCAGTTTCTCGCGGAGGACTTGGCCGCGAGAACGCCCCCGGCTTGCCGGAGGGCAGGGGTGACGGTGTGGAATTGCAAGCCCCCGTCACCCCCTAGTTTCACTCCACCCCGCGTACCAAGTCCGCGGCACGGAGATTGTTCCCATGACGGACATCACAACCACTGTCAATCAGCCGCTCGTCTATAACGGCATCGAATTGGCGCAGAAAGGCGACACGTTTTCGCTCACCGCGTTCTGGAAAGCCGCTGGGAGCGAGGAGGCAAAGCGCCCGGCCAACTGGTCGCGCAAAGATGGAAAGGACTTCATCGCGCACGTTGCCGAAATTCATAATGTGCCCGTGAGGCATATTATCAAGGGGACCAGGGGCAAGGGTGGCGTAACCTACGCTCATTGGCAGATCGCCCTGGCATATGCGCGGTACCTCAATCACGACTTCCACATGTGGTGCAACGAGGTCGTCCGCGAGCGCATGGAGGGGCGGAGCGTTTCGACCGCGAACCTGCCGGGCGAGGTGGTCGAGATGATCGAGCGCAGCTTCGGAATTCAGCGAATGCTGGCGCACAAGGTTACTGAGATGGAAAAGGCCATCGCGAACATTGGCCAGTCGGACCCGGAAAAGGGGTCAGCGGTCGAGTTTGTGACCAGCAAGAAGGTGATGACCGATTACGGGTTCCAAACCGGAGAAATCCGGGGCCGGGCCGGACAGCTCACCCATCGCCTGCGCAAGTTCTCGTTGGAGCATCACCGGCCGATGCGCCTGACCTCGGAGATGAAGCGCAACCTCTTTCACGTCGATGCAGTGCGCGACTGGATGGAGGCTGGCGGTCGCAACTGGCTGACCAACAAGCTGGTTGAGGTTCGGTCGAAGGCGGCTGGACAGAGTCATTTGAAGCTGGTCAGTTGACTGAATGCACGATGACGCACCGGATCTGCAATTTCGCCGCCTGACGGTGGCAACGATCAACGGCGCCCCTGTCACCCTGTACGAATGTTCGTGCAAGGGGATGGGAGCGCCGTGGGTTGATATAGCGCAGCTCGGCAGGGCGTTGGCCGGGCCGTCCGGTGCGCACCAAGCCCTTCGGATCGCGCGCGAATACCCGGATAGTGGTGCGGCCCCAACTCTTGCGGTGGCCAACAAAATCGTCACCATCGGGACTTACTGGCTCGCAGATGAGGTGATCCGGCTCATGGGGCCAGAACACGCCAAGCATATGGTAGCGGCGGTCAAGCCGTATCTGAACGCCTCCTGATCGGCCCTCAAGGCCGCATAACAAACTGAAAACGCCGAACAACTGAACAGCCCCGCCTCGCAGCGGGGCTTTTTCATGCCCGGAGGGTAGCCAATGGATGTCGCACGGCTGGGATTTGCCATTGATAGCCGCGATGCGGTTTCGGCTGAGCGCAACCTTGACCGGCTGGCCGATACCGCAACCCGCACGGATCGTGAAGCAAAGGGAATGGGCAAGGCGTTCGACATTGCCGCCAATGATGCGCGCGGCCTTGGTCGACAGATTGACTATGCAGGCGACCAGGCGCGGCGCGCAGAGCGAGAGTTCAATCGCATGGAGCGCGGCACCGGCCTCGTGACGCGCGGGCTTGGTCTGGCCGCAGCGGCGGGCGCGGCGTTCATCGCGAGCCTCAGTGTCGCGGAGATGCTTCGGATCGCGGACGGGTTCACTCTGCTTGAAGGCCGCATTTCGCTCTTCACGGATTCGACATCTGAAACCAACGCGGTGATGTCGAGCCTGGACACAACTGCTTTCGAGCTCGGCACCTCAGTGCAAAGCCTTGGCGATATTTACGCTCGACTGGCGCCGGCGCAGGAGCAACTAGGATATTCGTCGGCGCAGCTCCTAACAATTACTGATGCGATTGCGACCAGCATGGTTGTTTCTGGCGCTTCGGCAACAGAGGCGGAAGCGGCAATCGTCCAGCTCGCTCAAGGCTTGGCAGCAGGCGCGCTTCGGGGCGACGAATTCAACAGCGTCGCGGAACAGGCGCCACGCCTAATGCGCGTTCTGGCTGACTATCTTGGAGTGAACACCGGCGAGCTGCGAGAAATGGCCGCTCAAGGGCGGCTTACTGCTGATGTTGTCGGTAACGCCCTCTTGGGTGCGGCGAGTGAGCTTCGTGGCGAGCTTGATCAGTTGCCCGAAACAATTGACCGCGCCAGCACGGCGCTCAAGGGCGAGTTGTCGCTAGCGCTGCGAGATTTCAACAATGAGCTCGGTATTACGCGCGGACTTGCATCGGCGATCCGAGCGACCGCCCAGCAGGCCAGGGGTATCCGCGTTGGATTGGAGTTCAGCGGTCTCGATGAAGCCGGAATAAGGGCTGAAATCGAGCGTATGGACCAACTTATCGGCGCGCTTGAGAGCACAGAAGACGGCCCTTTCCGCGCCCGTTCCCGTGCCCGCGCGCAAGCGCAGGAAATCCTTGGAACTCAGGCGATCCGGGAACTTGCTGATGCAGGTGCCCTTTCCGGTGAAAACTATGTTGAAGGGCTTGTCGGGGCACTGCAGGCCCGCCAAGAGGCGGCGCGAGCCGCTATCAACGCTCTTGTGGCGCCGACCGGTGGCGGCGGCCGCCCAAGCCAACTGTCTGCGGCACAACTGGCGGTGGACGGCCTGGTGTCGTCGCTTGATCGCGAGTTCACGACCCTGACGTTTAGCCGCCGCGAGCGCGAAATGCGCGTGGCACTGCTGGCAGCAGAGAAAGCCATCCAAGACGACAGCATCCCCGGTTGGGAACGCCTCACGGATCTGCAACAGGACGAGCTTCGCTCGGCGCTTCAGCGCAACGCCCTTCGTCAAGACGAGGTGCGTGAGTACGACAACATCAATGCGGCCGTCGAGGACTACCGCACGCAGATCGCCGCTCTCAATTCGCTGATGAGCGTTGGCGCGATTACCGCCGGGGAATATTGGGGCGCGGTTCTCGATGGGCGTCTTGTCCAGGGCGCGCAAGACCTCGATTCCTTCCTGCGCTCGATGGGCGCCAATATCGGTCTGAACAATGTGCAGGCTGCTAATGACAATGCGGGCAACCCGTTCGCCGGGATGATGGAGTCGCCGGGTCTGACCGGTAGCGGCGACGAGATCATCCGACTGCAAGAGCAGTATGCGCAGCGGCAAGCCTTGCTCGATCAGCTCCGCGAAGCCGACATCATCTCCTATGAGGGATACCAGCAACGCCTGAGCGCGCTTCAAGCCGCTGGAGCCGCTGAGCGAGTTGAATTGGAGCGCAGCGCCTATGCCATGCAGATGGGCGCGGCGTCTTCAGCCTTCGAGAGTATCGCGGATATCACGGCAGGCTTCGCGGGCGAGCAGTCCGGCGTTTACAAAGCCATGTTCGCGGTCTCCAAGGCGTTCGCCATTGCCGAGTCCATCATCAACATTCAGCGCGGCGTCGCGCAGGCCTTGGCCCTTCCATTCCCGGCCAACATTCCGGCGATGGCGGCGGTCGCTGCCGAGGGCGCGTCCATCATCGCGAACATCCAGGCGATCACGGGCGATGGCTTCAAGTCCGGCGGCTACACCGGCAACGGCCCGGTCAACCAGATTGCAGGAGTCGTCCACGGTCAGGAAGGCGTTCTAAACGCTAGCGCTATGCGCGGGATCGGTCGCGAAAACCTCGACTACATGAACCGCACCGGCTCCGTCCCGTCCAATGACAATGGCGGCGGCGTCACCGTCAACATCGGCACGATCAACGCGGGTTCTGATGTCTCTCGTGAGGAGGTTTACGCCGCCGTTCGCGAGGGTTCGGAGCAGGCTGTCGTACACGCCACGAAGATCAGCGCCAAAGACACCAACGCGAAGATTGAACGCCTCGCCCGTCCGCAGATCAGCGCAAGGGGTTACTGATGTCCCTCATCACCGCTCCCAGCTCGTTTCTCTCGATCCTCACGGACAGCGATGTCTGGCTGGAACGCCGGGATTTTGAAACCCGGTCGCTCTTCACCAAGAAGCGCCAGGTGCTTTCCTACCCGTCTGCGTCCTGCTGGATGGTCTCGGTCAGCTTTGCCCCGCGCACCGATAGCGAGGCCGGGGAGTGGCGCAAGTTCAAGATGGCGCTGCGAGGCCGGGAGAACTGGTTTCAGTGCCCGATGCCGCAGTATTTCGGCCCGGCCACCGGCTATTCCGGCGCGATCAAGGTCGATGGGGCTGACCAGGCGGGTTACGCGCTGGACCTGAAAGGCATGACCCCAAGCGCGGACATCTTCGCGGCTGGCGACATCTTCACGGTGGTTGATCAGTGCTTTGTCGTGAGCGCCGATCTGACAGCGGATGGCAGCGGTGAGGGGCAGGTCACGTTCGACACGCCCTTGCGCACCAGCCCGGATGATGAAGACGACCTCGAGATTGCGGCCCCGTATTTCCTGTGCGCGTCCACGGACAGCAACACGGCCCGTTGGCGCGGCCTTCCCGGTCGCCGGTCTGCGTTCACCTTCGAAGGCGCGGAGCACTTCTGATGACGTTCTCTAGCGAAGCTGAATCGGTTGTCGTCCGGCCTGTCTGGTTCGTCTATCTCGATATCGCTGACGATCCGCTGAAGATGTGGACCGGGCCGATGGGCATCACGCTTTCCTCGACCGGGGACAGCACGCTTGACGGTGACTGGCTGTCGAGCTCCGGCCTCGCCGATATTGGCGAGATCGTGGAAGACGAGAATGGATCTGGCCCGACCCGCCTTGAGATGTCCGGCGTCGATCCCGCATTGCCGCTTTTCAAGCAGGTGATTGCCGATGGCCGGGTATGGCGTCGCCGCCGGGCGGTGATCTGGCTGTCCTACATGAATGATGCCGGCGCACTGGCCTACACACCGCAGCGCCAGAAAGTCGGCCGCATGGATGACCTGCGCATGGTGCAGGGCGAGGATTCCGCCGTCATCACGCTGAACATTGAAGGCTTCGCGGCCCGCTCTGGTGACGCCCTTGGCACCCGCTACAGCGAGCAGCGCGATATCGACCCGACCGACAAGAGCCAGGATTGGGTTCACGACCTCGCCAACAAGACCGCGGACATCGGATCGACCGGCCAAACAGCGGGCGGCGGTGGTGGGTCTGACACAGGGCGCGGCCCGGCAACGGACTTCCAGATCAGATGACGCAAAGACATCGAGACTGGCGCGCGAGGTTGAACACCTTCCTCGCGAACAACGCCGTGCGCGCTTTTCAATGGGGTGACTGGGATTGCTGCATCGGCTTGGCGGCTGGCGCTGTCCAGGCGGTGCGCGGCGAGGAGGCTGACTTCGCGGTCGGCTGGCGGGGCAAATACCGCGGCAAGATCGGCGCATTCAAGCAGCTCAAGAAGCGCGCGGGCGTCGATACGCCTTCTGCCCTGATGACGCAGTTATTCGGCGCGTCCCGCCCCCCTGTGTTCGCCAGAACGGGCGATCTGGTCAGCTTTCAAGGCTGCATCGGCGTCATGTCCGGCGCGGACGGCATTTTCATCGGCTGCGAGATGATGGGCGACGCCCTCAAACGCGAAGGTCTGGTCCGCGTTCCGCGCGCCGAGCTGGAGGCTTGCTGGCATGTCTAAGGTTGTCCGCGCGGTTGTTGGTATTGGCCTCGTTGTCGCGGGGTTCTTCACCGGTAACCCGTACCTCATTGCGGCTGGCGCCGGTATCGCGGTGTCGTCACTTCAGCCCAAAGTCAGCATCCCGTCTGTGTCCGAAGCGACCACGGCCCGCCTGAACAAGACGCTTGAGCCTGAAGCCTTCCGCAAGATCGCATTCGGCACCACGGCGCTTGGTACGGACACGCGATACTGGGAAGCCTACGGGGCTGACCAGTCCAATTATGACGAGGTGATCGCACTCGCCGGCCACGAAATCACGTCTTTCGACGCGCTCTATGTCGAGGAAGAGCTGGTCAGCTTTGACGGGTCCGGCAACGCGACCGGCACCTATGCGGGCGCGCTGAGCATCAAGACAGAGCTGGTCGGCACAAGCGGCTCGACCTTGAGCGGCGTGGGTGCCGGATCAAAGTGGGTCACGGCGGACAGTGAATCCGCCTCCATGACCGGTCTCGCCTACATGGTCCTCAAGTGGGTCTGGTCACAGGAAAAGCTGCCCCGCGGCTTCCCGACCCGCATCACCCCGGTTGGCAAGGGCGCGCTGGTCTATGACCCGCGTCTGGATAGCACCAATGGTGGCACCGGCTCTCATCGGGTCGATGATCAATCCACATGGGCGTTCACCACCACGGACAGCAATGGCGAGCCGATCGGGCGCAATCCGGCCCTGCAAATCCTGCACTATCTGCTGGGTTGGTATGTCCAAAACCCGGACACGTCGGAATGGGTGCTCGTGCATGGCATGGGCATCGACCCGGAAGACATCGATTTTGCGTCCTTCATCACGGCGGCAAATGAGTGCGAGGCGGAAGAATATTACGCCGACTGCCTGCTTTCGACGGGCGACAATCACGCGACCAATCTTGGTGTCCTGGAACAGGCCTGTGCCGGCAAGGTCAGTGACGCGGGCGGGCTCTACACCCTGCGCATCCAGGTCGATGATTTCGACGGCTCGCTGACTGAATTTACCGATGACGATGTGGTCGGCGAGTGCGATTGGCGTCCGGAAATGCCGCTGGCGCAATCGGCCTACAATCAGATCGCCGGGCAGTTCATCGATCCGGACGCGCTGTATCAACTCCGCCCGCTGCCCCTCATGCGCGACACCGCATATGAGACAGCCGACGGCGAAAAAGTTCGCACCAATGTCCGGCTTGACGCTGTGCAGGACGGCGATCAGGCGCAAAAGCTCCTGCGCATCCGGCTGAACAAGTCTCGCCAGAAGGGCATGTTCGAGGCCCCGTTCGGGTGGCGCGCGATCAATGTCAGCGTCGGCCAGCCGGTCAAGCTCACCCTGTCCCGCTTTGGCTTTGATGAACGCTATTTCAGGGTCCGGGCGAAAAAGGTTGATCCGGGCGGCGCGGTCTGGCTCGCCCTGGAAACCGACCACCCGGACGTTTACACGGGCGGGACAATCGCGACCGTTCCAGCCATTGCGACCGGCGCGGGGTATGACCCTGCATCCGTCCCGACGCCAACATCTGACGAGTGGGAAGGCGAGGGCGGAACCATTGTTGTGGAAGACGGCGCGGAACTGCCGTCCGTCACGATAACGGCAGGCGACACGACGCAGCCGACCGGCGTCACTGGCATTCTCCTCTATACCTGCCAAGGCTCAAATTCTGGCCCGTGGGATTTTCAGGGGGAATACCCGGCTGGCACCGAGCGGTTCGTTCTTAGCGGGTTGCTGGCTGACGAGACCTATTATGTGCGGATGATGTATCGCAACGCCTTTGGCGTCATTGATACATCGTCGGCCCTCCTTCTCGGCCCTTACACCACGGGCGAAAGCGTCTCGACCCGTGCGATAGGGTCCGTCACTCAAGACGATATCGACGCCGCGCTGGCCTTCTTGGCGTCCGGCAATGAATCCCTCGCCGGCGGGCTGGGTGTTCTCGAGCAGGTTGGCGCGCGCAATCACTATCGCGACCCGCTGTTCACGATGGGTGTCGGCGACCACACGTCAAACTCGGCCCCGGTCGAGACGGTGGATGGCACACCGCGAACATTGCAGGTGGCCAAGTCTCTCGAGACTGACGACGAGCTGGACTTGGTGCTGGCTCCGCTCTGGCCCATCCGTGATGGCGCCCGAGCGCAGATCGGTGTTGAGGTCACGACGACCGGATCGGTGTCGGATGCATCGCTTGCGGTCACATTCTACGACATCGACAAGGCGGTTATCGCGGGCGGCCCGGTGGAGATCGCGACGGCGAGCACGGGCAACCGCGCCGCCGGCTTCCTGGAAGACACCGACATTCCGTCCGGTGCCTATTGGGCCGAGGTGTCGATTACGGTCACGGCGACCGGTGACGGTGATGCCACGCTGGCCGTGTCTGAGATTTTCGCGGCACCCGCGGCCCCGCAACAATCGTCTGTCGAAGCCTTCCGCGATCCAAATGACGAGACGGTCTCGCAGCGCCTGGGCCGGGCCATTCTCGACCAGGCCCGCGCCTTCCAGCTCGACGGGCTTTTGTACGAGACCGCTGTTAGCCGCGCCGCTGTAACTGTGCTGCAAGAGGTCACGGCCAATGCGGCGCGCTATCAGGTCTCGACCACATACGAAGCCGACAATGGCGAAACGCTGTCGCTGATCGAGCTGCTGGCGACCGATGGCGAGAGCCGCATCATGCTGATGTCGCGCCTGCTGGCGTTCGTCAATGACGTGAGCGACGGCGACAAGGTTGTGGCGATGGAGATCCGCAACGGGATCGTCCATTTCCTGACCGAAGCGCGCCTGTCCGAAGACGCGGCCTTCACGCACTACACCGGCGACCCGGAAGTCCTTCGGATTTGCATTGGCAAGCACCCGGACACGGGCAAGGTCGGGGTGTTCCTGTATGACGAGGCGGGCGATCCGCTGTTGGCGTTTGACGCGACCGACAACACGGCAACGCTCTATCCGGCAATGGCGGCTGAGGGGTTCTCCGGAGCCGAAGCCGATTTTCTCTCGGCCTCAGCCCTGGACATGATGGCGTCGGGTCATCCGACCACCAGCCCATCGCTCAGTGATTTCGAGACGCACTCCTGGGCGACCGATGACGGCCCTGCGATCCCGTATATCGCGTCAGCCAAGGTCAAGATTCTTGCTGACTATACGCTGACCGCAACGGCCGACACGTTCAGTTGGTTCTATTGGAAGCACGAGCTGTGGCGCCGCCATGAAGGCGAGACGAGTTCGAGCTTCACGCAGACGGGCGACCTTCTGCTGCGTTCCGAACCGCAGATCTGGAATGTATCGCAAGGGACCAACGGCGCCTCTGGCAACGCTGTGTCGAACAATTGGCCGGTACCCACGCAGCGCAGTGTGGCAGCCAAGGACACCCTTCCAGCTTCGGGCGGAAACTCCGGTGGCTATCGCTACTGGGTCCGCATCGTCCCGATTGCCGGCCCTGGCGGCGGCAGCACGCCGGTCGAAGGCTTCAACATCACCTCACCGAGAATTTTCGAATTGACCAGCCGGTACATCGAGGCTCGCCAGCCCCGGCCCGGCGTCAACCAGATCAGCTAGCAGTTTCAGGCGGAGACCGTCACATGGTTGAAAAAATCTATGACTTTCACGAAGACTTTTCGCCGCCGGGTTATGCGGACCTGTTCTATGCGAAAGGCCAGAAGGCCCGCGTCCTGGACACCGATGTCCAAGATCTGATCGAGGCCAAGCCCAGTCGCGCGACGAACCTGACCGCTCTGGACATTCTGTCGGTCGACACCATCGCCGATCTCAAGGCTTTGGACCCGACGCTGCTGGGCACAGCGAACCGGATTCATGTGTTGGGCTACACCACCGCAAGTGATGGTGGCGCCCGCGTTCTGGTCTATGACAGCACCAGCACCGCGACGGCAAACGATGTAAGCATTTTTGCGCCTGACAGCGGGGATGGTCGGTATATCCACAACGGCCCGATCTGGCCTGAGTGCGCGGGCTGCGACAAGGATGCTGCGGACAACTCCACAGCACTGCAACGGTTGGCGGATGCCAATGTTGATGTCGCGGGCAGGGGCCGGGCCTTTGCCTATCCGGTCACGTCTGGCATCACCCTTGCGGCTGGCTTCTCGGCACGCTGGGAAAACGTCTGGGTTGATGGCAGCGCCATGACCTCGAACGGCTCGATTATCTCTGGCACAGGCGCGGACTTCACCAGCCCGGTGAACCTGACGGCCAGCGCCTCGGCAGGCGATACGGCGTTGACGGTGGCGTCTGGTGACGAGTCCGGCTTTGACGAAGGCAAGATTGCGCTGATCCACCAGAAGAAGAACTGGGCCGGGGATCAGATGAACCGGGGCATGAACTCGGACTGGCACGCGCTCGGCGTTCCGGCTGACGGGCAAATCAACCTGGCTTCCGGCCTGCACCTCGATATGACGACCGGCGACGCCTCAATCACCATTTCCGGCATTACGCGGGCCAATCCGGGTGTCATCACTGCGACCAGCCACGGGCTGACGGTTGGCGAGATCTACGAAGTCACGTTCTCGTCCATCGCGGGCATGACTGAGTTGAATGGCACGACCGGTTATGTCGAAGTTGTGGACGCGAACTCTGTCAAGATGGTCACGGCGGGCGGCGGCAACACCGCAACGGACCTGACCGACATTACGTTCTCGAACCTGTCCGGGTATTTCAAGTCCGGTGAAACGGTGAACTTCGCGCCGTCTTCGGCGGTCGGCACAATCACCAGCATTTCCAATTCAGGCGGCACGATGACCGTGCGCGTTTCGTCCGGCACGCCTGCGGCGTCGGACGGTATAACCGGCGCAACAACGAGCGCAACGGCTACCGCCGATACTGTCGCAGACCAGTACACCGCCTATTCCAGCGGCGGGAACATGGCCTACGCGGCGGCGACGGCGCGCGTCTGGCAGTCGGTCTTCTCTCCGAAGTTCCACAACTGCGGCATCATCGGCAACCCGCAGCGGGCGCAATTCGGCTTTGACTTCCTGCGGGCCTATCGGGCTGAAATTTTCAACTGCCACGGCGTCAACCTGCGTGACCGGTTTATCCGGCTCAAGGTCGATATTGGCACCCGCGCGGATAACAACTTTGCGGAACTGGACCGGGTTGTCGATACCGGGATTACGGGCATCACGGCGGCTCAACCGCCTGTCGTCACGTCTGTTGGCCACGGGCTGCAAGATGGCGCGCGTATCGTGGTCTCTGAGGTGTCCGGCACGACTGAGGTGAATGGGAACACCTACTATGTCGGGTATATCGACGCGAACAGCTACCAGCTTGAGAACAGCGCGGGCGATCCAATCGACGGGACCGGCTTCACGGCTTACACGTCAGGCGGTCAGGCAGAGATTGATTATGGCTCTCGCTATATGGTCGCGCCGAACGGCGGTTATGGCGGCATGTACGGGTCCGGCAAGGGCCGGGGCATCCGGCATATCGTGGCCTATGGTGCTTCTGGATCAGGCAGCGGAAACACGCCTGACTACATCGTCCAGCGTAATTGCCAGTTTGGCGACATCCACGTCATTGATGGCCAGGCCTCACCTGCGGATAGCCACGGCGGCGCGTGCGACGTGTCGTTTGGCAACATCATGGGTGACATGCGCGTTGGTGACGATGAGGACGCCATCACGCTGCAAGGCTGTCGCTTGACGGTCGGCAACGTGAACATCACCAGCAATCGCTCGATTGGCGTGTATATCCAAAATATCGGCTACGGCGATGAGACGCCGGAAGACAGCGAGAATGGCCGTCCAAACTTTGTGCGCATGGGGCATGTGGACATCACGGACTGCGGGTCTCAAACCTCCTCCGGCACTAACTCAATCTTCCGGCTTGTCAATCTCGGCAAGACGGGCGGGAAGCTGCATGAAGTGACGGTTAACAGCTTCTCAGCCACTGGTCGCGAAGGCATCTACCTGGAACCCCGCAACGGCGATATCGGTCGGGTGACGTTTAATGGCGGGACCGTGATTGCCCGCGACTCAAGCGCGTTCAAAATCGTGAGCACCACGGCGGGCGGCGGCGCAACCGAGCGCCGCATTGAGCGCGTCACGCTGAACAATATGCACTTGGAGAACAGCGACGAGACCGCGTTTACGGTTGATATCGACAACTCGGATTGGTTCACGGACTTCGCAACCGGTATGAGCGCATGGGTCACGTTCAACGATTGCGTCATCAAGAATGCTGCTGACCGGGAGGCGGTCAACGCCCGCGCCGCGCTGCTTGATTTCAATCGGACGCAGGTGCTCGGCACTGCGAACAATTCCTCTACAATTCAGATTTCGGACGATCACGCGGACTTTGCGTCAGAGCCGAATGAAAACGTTATCGGGGTCAACGGCTTTTACTACATGCAGGCTGTTGCGGTGTCCTCAAACACAATCCGGGTCATGCCAAACTGTCACGTTGAAGTGGACACGTCAGGCGGCGCTGAGACGATCAACAAGGCGCTTCTGCCTAGCTGGCTGGGTTACTACTCCGGCACGCATGACGCGACCCACGCGAAAGGCCAGTCATACAAGCTGACCATTCGCCCGTCTTCCGGCAACAACGTCACCATTACCAACTCCACGACGACCGTCGGTGGCTTCAAGTGCGCGGGTGGCGTGAATACCGAGCTTTCGGACGCGGACGATCCGGCCTGCTTTGAGTGGAACCCGACGCCATCGAACGAGCGCTGGATTGCTACCAGCATGCCGCCGAACCCCGGCAGCGTGAATCTTTCGACCACGGCGGGAACCTATAAGATTCTCGGCAACACCCGGCTTGCCAATGCCTATGCAGATGTGACCACGGAATACCGGATTGGCGGGACCAAGGTTGTCGGCTCTCAGGTGACCAATGCCGACCTTGCCGCACCCAATTCCATCACGGCCTACACGGCTGCGACCGTCTCGGCTGGCTATGTGCAAGCGGAAGTGCAGACCATTGCCGACGCGCTGGAAACCCTGCGTGACGAGGTGGCAGACGTTCGGGACAAGGCGGCGGCGAGCAATTCGACCCATACCACTCACGGGCTGGGGGTCACGTCATGACCCTAGCAACAGAAGAGCGCGTCCGTCGATTGGCTGATAGCGCATGGCTCCTCCTGGTATCCCGTTTGATTGCCCCTCTGGCAGTCCCTGCGATCCTCGCGATGTTCATTTGGATGTGGGACACGGATCGGGAGGTTGCGCTTAACTCGGCCAACATCGCCGCGCGCATGGAGCGAGAGCGGGAATATCTGGACCGGCTGGCAATGGTCGAGGCGAACCGCTTCACCGGGGCAGACGGTGCGCGTCTGGAAGCCCGTATAGACGCCAGCTATGACCGCCTCGCGGATCAAATCAACCAACTTCGTGAAGACATCCGAGCAGAACGGAGGGCCAACCCATGAGCGAGCTACAAGAAATGCGAGAGACGTGGAGGCCACGCCTTGCGCACTCCGTTGTGTGGATGGTCCGTGTCTCGGTTCCGCTGGGCCTTGCGACCATGATCGCCCGGCCAGAAGTGGGCGCGTCTGTCGTGGCGCTTGTCGGGCTGGTTTACGGGCTGGCTGCGTCCCTGTTCGGTATCCGCCAATGGGGTAAGAACGCGGGGGTGAGCGATGCTTAGCCGCCACTTCACGCTTGCCGAGTTCACGCGCTCTGACAAGGCCAACCAACTTGGCGACCCGAACACGCCGGACGATCGGCATTTGCGCAACCTCCACGCTCTGGCCTGTGGCATGGAGCAGATTCGAGCCATCCTCGGACACAAGCCAATCACCATCACTTCGGGCTATCGCAACCCGCGTGTGAATGCGGCGGTCGGTGGCGTTCCACACTCCGCTCACGCGCTGGGCTATGCGGCTGACTTCGCGGTCAAGGGCCTGACCTCGCTTCGCGTCGCGGAACGATTGATGACCTCCGACCTCGCCTTTGACCAGCTCATCCACGAGCCGTCCCGCAAGATCGTTCATATCAGCTTCGACCCCCGCATGCGCCGTGAGGTGAAGACGCAGGAAGGCGGGCCGGGTTCTCCTGTCCGCTGGGGGCTGTAGAAATCCCAGCGACCGGGGCTGCGGTCGCGTCAACCAAGGAGACCCTAAGATGGGATCGCTTGAAACTACGGACGCGGAAAGCGCCGCCGTCCAGAAAACTCCGAACCGCGTTTCTCTCCAGTGCCTTGAGGGGCGTATTGCCGGCAAGTATTACGTGACCGGCGCGAGCGCTGTGGGCGAGTGCCCGGTTATGCCGGGTTTGGAAACGTTCACTATCTGCCTGCTGGTGATGAAGAACGGCTTCATCGTGGTCGGAAAGGCCGCGCCTGTCGACCCGGAAAACTATGACGCCGAAATCGGTCGAAAGTTTGCTTACGAAGACGCCATTCGGCAGGTCTGGCCCCTTGAGGGCTACGCTTTGCGTGACCGATTGGCAGTGTAGTGGGCTTCCTGTCCAGCCTCCGGGCGAATGTGACGCAATGGGCGGCGGGGGCGGCAATCGTCCTCGCCGTCATCTTTCTTGGCCTGTGGCGCATGGCTGATGATGCACGCGCTGACGAGCACGCAGCGCGTCTCGAAGCGGAAGACGCAACGGCCAAGGCAGAAGCCGAAATTGACCGAACGCGGGCCGCTTTGGAGGCAGCCGAGACGAGAGCGGAAAACCGCGCACTACAGAGCGCCACACAGCGCCGTGACGAAGAGGTGATAAGGAATGCCCCGGAAACCTATAACTGCGCTTCTAGCCCTGCTGTGCGCGACAGCCTGCGCATCCTGCGGGACCGTCGAGCGGGTGATACGCCCGCCTCTGGTGATACCGCCGAGCCTTCTGATGTGCGCGGAGTACCCGGCGACCCCGGATGACACGGCCAGCGATGTGGACCTAGCCGTCTACATGCTTCGCGGTGAGGACGCATGGCGCGATTGCCGGGACACGCTGGCAGACGTTGCCGATCTTGTTGCTAGTCAGGAATAGGGGCCTTCCCTTCCAAGGCTTTTATTGCGGCCTCCGTCTTTTCAATCCCTGCCAGTGTGGCGGCGAGCGTCTCGCGTTCCCTTCGCTCTTTATCGTGTAAGGATGCAAGCTGTTCCCTCATTGGGCCTATCAGCGCGCGCGCCTGTTCCTGGGTGTAATCGTCAATGTTCATTTGTCTGTCCTCTCAGTTGGGCAATGCAAAATGTGCAGCACGGTTGTCGCCACGGTCTTGCGGATCGGCCTGCGTCCGGTCTCCCAGTCTCGCACCGCATCCTCTGACACTTCCAGCTCTTGAGCGAGTTGGGCTTGCGTCATGCCGAGTGCAGCGCGGGCCTGTTTGAGTTCAGCGGGCGTCATAGCGTCACCATTTATAGTCATTCGGGTTTTGGCGAAGGATCCAAGAAACAAACCAAAGAACCCCCACACCGGCCAATATGAAGATGGTGTTGACCAGCCACTGTGAGGACGGGTCCGGGTGAGCATTGTGCAGACCTGTCAGCGCCAAAAGAAAACAAAGCCAGCACACGGCGGCGAAAAGATTTTTCGCGGTGTTCAAAAAGTCTTCCATGTCAATTCTCCCTTGATATGGCGCAATAATACCATGATTAAATCACGGCGCAAGCGTTTTCTCAAAACCCAATTTGTTGCTAGTCAGGAGGGCGATTGATGCCAGCCAAACCACTCTCGCAAGAGCAGGCGGCTAACGCTGTCGCTCTGGTGGAAGACTGCTTGCGTGAGGGGTTCGCGCCTCCATCCACGCCACGCGCTGGAATGGCAGCGATGACTGAGGCGGGAAAACGGTTTCAGGAGCAATCCGGCCTGACGCCAAAAGCGTTCATCACCCGCCTCACTGTCGCGCGTGAGCGATACGGGCTAGTCCCTGATTGGTCCCTCTGGCGAGCGCCGCAGTATCAGCAGGCCAAAGGCACACGCCGCGCCCCTGGTGCCCGCGAACCAATCCCCGAAAGTGTCAAAGAACGTGAAGGCGAGCCGATCCGCGTGCTGGTGATTGGCGACTGCCACGACGACCCGCGACACCCGGACAAGTCCCGCTTTGAATGCTTTGGCAGGATGGCCGCAGAGCGCAAGGTAGACCGGGTGGTGCAGATCGGTGACTTCGCCACATGGGACAGCGTGTCGCGACATGAGGACCGCAGCACCATTGCGGGCCGGGCGCTGCCGTCTTTTGAAGACGACATGGCGTCATGCCGCATGGCCCTGATGGCTTTCAATCGCGGCATGGGATCATATCGCTGCCCCCTTCATATCCCGCTGGGCAACCATGAAGACCGCGTGCGCCAGTATGAGAATCTGCACCCGGTCATGGAAGGCGGCATGTATCACCGGCTGGTGGAGATGTTCGAGCAATACCGCTGGCAGACGCGGCGTTTTGGCGAATTTCTGTTCATTGATGGCGTTGCGTTTGTGCATGTCCCGCTGAACATGATGGGCAAGCCGTATGGCGGTAAGAACCCTGAAAACCAAGTAGGCAACGATGCGACATCTTCAATCGTCTACGGACACACACACAAGAAAGTGGTGAAGTCGGTTCCCAAGATTGGCCCGGTCAATCAAATCAAGGTGGTCAACGTGGGCTGCGCGCTCCCGTTCGGCCATGTCGAGGATTACGCCAAGCTGTCTACGACCGGCTGGGACTACGGCGTTATGGAGCTGACAATCCAGGGCGGGCAGATCATATCGGAAAAGTGGTTTGATATGCTGGAAGTTCTGGACCGCTACGGCGAGACGCTGGACCGGGCTTTGATGACCGGTTAA